TTATTCCTCCAACCCTTCGGCTGAGAGCCCCAGGAAGACGGCCGGGTACGCGGGCAGGGCATTGGCGTTCAACCTGTTCCGCGAGGACACTCCGGGGACCCGGCCGCTCTGCCGCTGGTACAGCCGGTCAAATGCCAACCATTATTACACCACCAGCCGCGAGGGCGACAAGTTCACGCGCGGATACGTCCTGGAAGGCCCGATCGGTAATATCGCCACGACGCGCCTGCCCGGGACGCGCGAGCTTTACCACTGGTACAACCAGTCCACCGGGATACATACCTATACCCTCGACCCCAGGGGGGAGAATCTCCCGAAAGCCAAGTTCCTCTACCAGGGCATAGTGGGTTACGTTAAGTAGCCGATTTGCGCTTGAAATAATATTTGCGCTGTGGAAATGTGAATATCCGAATTGATGTCGCGCGGGCCGCTGCCCCAGGCTGCGCAAGTCCGCCCCGGCGCTATCCAGCTTTTATCAAACCGTTCGCGCTCTTACGTTATTAAACCGTTTATTGCAGGATAATATTTTGATCATACCATCGGGAGGAATCTTCGCATGCAGAATTTCACGTTTGAAAACCCCACCAGGATCCTGTTCGGCAAAGGCATGATTGCCCGCATCGGCGGCGAGGCCGCGCGGTTCGGGACGAAGGCGCTGCTGGTTTACGGCCGGGGCAGCGTCAAAAAACACGGGACCTGGGACCAGGTTGTTGCGTCTCTGAACGATGCCAAAATCCCCTTTGCGGAATTCGGCGGAGTCAGATCGAACCCCGTGCTTTCCCATACGCTCAAGGGCATAGAGGCGGCCCGCAAGGAAAAGGCGGACGTCGTCATTGCCGTCGGCGGCGGAAGCGTCATCGACGAAGCGAAGACGATCGCGGCGGGCGTGACGGCCGCGCCGGGCGACGACATCTGGGATTTCTTCATCTTCAAGAAAAAGATCACCGGGGCCCTGCCCGTACTCACGGTCCTCACCCTGTCGGCGAGCGCCTCGGAGATGAACAACGGCGCGGTGATCACGAAAGAGGAGGGTGCCCAGAAGCTGGCCATCAACTCGCCCTTCATTCAGCCGAAGACCTCGATCCTCGACCCGACGGCATTGTTCACGCTCTCGCCCCATTATACGGCGTACGGCACCGTCGATATAATCACGCACATGCTCGAAGGGTACTTCAATAACCGCGAGCCCGAAAGCCCGCTGCAGGACAGGCTTGTGGAAGGCCTGATGAATACGGTCATGGAGAGCACGGAAACCGTCCTCAAGGACCCGCAGAATTACAACGCGAGGGCAAATATAATGTGGTCGGCGACCCTGGGCTTTAACGGCACCACGACCGCGGGCATGGGCTTTGTGAGCTACCCCGCCCACATGATCGAGCACTCCCTGAGCGCCCTGTACGACATCGCCCACGGAGCGGGCCTGAGCATCGTGCTGCCCGGGTGGATGCAGTACGCCGTTAAAAAAGGCCCGGCAAAATTCGCGCGCCTCGCCCGGGAGGTTTTCAATATCAACAAGTCCGGCGAGATGGAGACGGCCCTCGCGGGGATCGCCGCCCTGAAATCCTGGTTCGCCTCGATCGGCAGCCCCGTATCCCTGAAAGGGGCAAAGATACCGGAAGGCGACATCGAAAAAATAGCCGGCAATGCCGCGAACACCGCGGCTGTCTGGGGAATGAAGGCATACACGAAAGACGTCATCACGGAGGTGCTGAACCTCTGCAAGTAACTACCTTTTCCATGTCAGGAAAAAGAGGTGATGCCTGCCCGCATGCGGCTTGGCCGCCTAGACGTCGTCCAAATTTATTATAAAAGGAGTGATCGATCATGGCACTGATGACACCGGAGCAATACGAGGAAAGCCTGCGCAGGATGAAGTTCAAGGTATATCTCATGGGCGAGCGGGTCGAGAACCCCGTCGACAACCCGATCATCCGCCCGTCCATGAACTCGGTCAAGATGACGTACGCCCTCGCGCAGGATCCCCTGCACGAAGACCTGATGACCGCCACGTCGCACCTCACCGGCGAGAAGATCAACCGCTTCTGCCACATCCATCGCAGCACCGAAGACCTGATTAAAAAGGTTAAGATGCAGAGGCTCATGGGACAGAGGACGGGCGCCTGTTTCCAGCGCTGCGTTGGCATGGACGCCATCAACGCCGTGGACAGCGTCACGTTCGAAATGGACAAGAAGCTCGGCACCAACTACTACGAGCGGTTCACGAAATTCCTGCTCATGATGCAGAAGGAAGACCTGACCGTGGACGGCGCCATGACGGACCCCAAAGGCGACCGGGCGCTTTCTCCCGCCAAACAGGCCGACCCGGACCTATACACCCGCGTGGTGGAAAAGAGAAAGGACGGGATCGTAGTGCGCGGCGCGAAGGCCCACCAGACCGGCGCCATCAACTCGCACTGGATCCTTGTGATGCCCACGAGCACCATGACGAAAGAGGACAGCGACTATGCCGTGTCCTTTGTCGCCCCCGCCGACGCAGAAGGTATAATGTACATCTACGGCCGCCAGTCCTGCGACACGCGCAAGCTCGAAGGCGGCGAGATCGACGTGGGCAATCCCCAGTTCGGCGGCCACGAGGCGCTCATGGTCTTCGACGACCTGTTCGTCCCCTGGGAGAACGTCTTCATGTGCGGCGAATACGAATTCAGCGGGGCCCTGGTGGAGCGTTTTGCCGGCTACCACCGCCAGAGCTACGGCGGCTGCAAAGTCGGGGTCGGGGACGTGCTCATCGGGGCGGCTGCCCTGGCAGCGGAGTTCAACGGCGCGGCCAAGGCCTCTCACGTGAAGGACAAGCTCATCGAAATGATGCACCTCAACGAGACGCTGTATGCCTGCGGGATCGCCTGTTCCGCCGAGGGCTGCAAGACGGCCTCCGGCAATTACCTGATCGACCTGCTGCTCGCCAACGTCTGCAAACAGAACGTGACCCGCTACCCCTATGAAATCGCCAGGCTCGCGGAGGACATTGCCGGCGGGCTCATGGTAACCATGCCTTCGGAAAAGGACCTGAAGAACCCCGAGATTGGGAAGATCATCGAGAAGTACCTGCGGGGCGTGCCGTCGGTCCCGACGGAATACAGGTGCCGGGTCCTGAGGCTCATTGAGAACATCACCCTCGGCACGGCCGCAGTGGGCTACCGGACGGAGTCAATGCACGGCGCGGGCTCGCCCCAGGCCCAGAGGATAATGATCTCTCGCCAGGGCAACCTCGAGTACAAGAAGAAACTGGCCAGGGAAATTGCGGGGATAAAGGGTTAATAGGAAATCGTCAAATCTCAGCCGATTTGTCATGCCCGCCGGCTCGGATTGAAGGGGCCGGTTTCAAACCGGCGGCCCGGCCCGCAAGTGGGTCCTGGTTGGCGGGCTTTCAGTCGACCTGGCGCACATCCCCGAAAAGGAGCTGGCCCGGGCCATAGTCGAGAAGCTCATGACCCTTCAGGACATCCTGGAACCCGAGTAAAAACCTTGCAAAAAATCCTTTCCGAAGAAAAATCAAGTTATTAAGATGAGATGAAATGAAGAACCCAAAGCATTGTCCCCCTCTGGAGGGGGTGCAGGGGGAGGTCACATGAGGAACATAATAGAGTGCCCAAGGGGCGGGTTTTAAGCCCGCCCGGCTGCGTCGGTCATTAAAATAATGCGGGCGGGTCTGAGACCTGCCCCTACAATCTTTTCGCTATGAAAGAGAGTCGACGAAACCGGGCGTTTTACCTCCGGAAAAGACCTTTGAACTTGACTTGCGAGGCAAAAAACGTTAAAAAACCCTCTTTCAACGCGCCTGTAGCTCAGCAGGATAGAGCATCTGCCTTCTAAGCAGAGGGTTCGGGGTTCGAGTCCCTGCAGGCGCGCCAATAAGATCTTTATAATATGGTGGGTGTAGCTCAATGGTTAGAGTGTCGGGTTGTGGCCCCGAAGGCTGTGGGTTCGAGTCCCATCACTCACCCCAAAAATAAACGGTATTGCCGTCGCATAAACAAATGCGCCTGTAGCTCAGTTGGATAGAGCGTTAGACTTCGGATCTAAGCGTCGAGGGTTCGAGTCCTTCCAGGCGCACCACCTAACCCCGTAATTTCACGGGGTTTTTTATTTAAAAAGACTGTCTACAAAATGTCTACAGTCTTTTTGTTGATAGGAATCACCTGGCCGCGCATTTCGTTAATTGCCCTTCTTTCTGAAGCTCTCTGCCGCCTGGTATATCTTTCCGTTGAACGCCTGTCTTTATGGCCTACGCACCTTTGGATTGTTTCGGCCGGTATTCCCAAATCTGCCAGCTGGCCGCAGTATGAATGCCGGAATCCGTTATACATCTTGATTTCGATTCCTACTTTTTCACAGGCCGCTTTCCAGGTCCGCGCCATGAATTTATAATCATAGGGAGCCCCCCGTTTTGAGGCTGTAAAAACGTAACCCTTCCAACTCGGGTTTAGCCTGGCCCTTCTCAGAATATCCCGCGCCCTGGTCGTGATTTCTTCAACCCTTGCGTCACCTTCTTTTGTGGTTTCCAAAAGTTCATATTCCGGCATGGAGCGCCTTATTGTAATATGGGTTTCAGAAATGCAATCCCACTTCAAGGCCCGGACTTCTTCAATTCTAAAGCCGTACTCCATACCCATTTCATAGATCGGCCTGTGACGTTCGGGAATGTGCGAAAGAATTTCCTGTTGCTCTTGGAATATCAAATAAGGGGTGTCCAAGGGGGCGGGATTTTCCAGTACCGGGAACGCCGGCAATTTGTCAAGCTTGCCGTCCCGGAAAGCATACCGCAGCATTGTTTTAATCGCTGTCAGGACGTTATACCTACCCTTTACGGACATAGGCAGGGTGACGGTTTTCTTTTCCCCGTTTTCGCCTGTTTCTGTTTTTTGATAAGTGAGCTTGTTATAAAAGGTTTGAAGATTGGATAGGCTAAATCCCCTGATATCGAACTTTGCCCCGAATCCTTCATACTCTATTGCATGCTTGATCGCGGCCCGGTAGCCCTTCTTTGTCATTTTTTTACTGGCCGGATATGAATCAAGCCAAACTTTTGCATATGCCTCTAAGGATAGTGGAGATTTCTTTTGATAAAACTCAGGCCGGAATGTGAAGCGCCCCTTATTATGCAGGTCAATGGCGCCCCTGACCTGTGTTAGTAAAGCTTCGGCAATGTCCCTGTGATAGATAGGGTCCCCTGATCCATCGGGGTAATGCCAAAATTTATAATCTGTTCCGTTCCAGGAGATCCGTATCGCATATCTTATCGGATGTTCTTTGTTGCCACGGAATTCAAGGATTTTCCCCTTCATGCACCAACCCCCGACTCGGATTTGTCTGGAAGGTATATTATATTTAGGGGTGCTTATCAATGTAATTTATATCTTAATGATTACGATGGCTTAGGGACGTGCTTAGGATCACGATATATGGAAGTGTGCTTATGAATTCCCGGATTCCCTTGCGCCTGGTCCATTTCCTCTTGTGAAATCCGGGCCGGTTTAGCGTGGCAAAGCTCCTCCGGCCAGCCAAGAGCCCGTTTTACGAAATTCCCGCCCTGTGCTGCTTGTGCGCAATCAATCTTTGTTTTGCCGTAAGTGGTTACGTGCGTTTTGCCGTGGACCTGGTCCCAACAGACAATAATAACCTGGTCCTTTTGGAATTCTTCAGCGATCCTCTTTGCTGCGGATATTGGAACGTTGATATATTTCTCATTCAATTTCTGTATCCGCCTTTCTTTTTGAACTTCACCAGCTGGATAACCCCGTCAATCACAGCCATGACAATTAATCCCAACAAGGTCAGGAGAATCCCCAGGACTGAAAGCAGGGATTTAAATATCTTCATTGTTCAGCAACTTTTTGTTTTCTTCTTTCAGATCCCGGCAGTATTCTACCAGCTTCAGAATGCGCTTCCCGGCAGCTGTGTTGCTGTGCTTCAAATACATTTCTTCGATTTCGTCTAATTCTGCGTTTGTCATGTGAACCCTCAGAGTTTTGAAATTTGTTTGTCTAATTCTTCAGCTGTGAGAAAACCCATACGTGCGTTATGGAGAATTTCATCGGCCTCAGCCTGGATTGAACCAATGACTTTATTCTCCCTGGCTCTTTGTCTGTCTCCTGGACACGGGTGTTTTTTCTTCCATTCAACATCTACTTCCCACGGTACTTTGGGGTCCTTTTCGCGGTACTGAACAGTCTTGTCGCGGATTATCTTTTTAACCCTATCCTCTGCCGCCCTGACCTGCCGCATGGTGCATTTGTGCTGTTTCATTTATCCCCCCTCTAAAAGAAAAGCGCTTTGACGTAAATATAAGACGAAGCTGCCATAGCGCACATTGCCATCAACTTTTCCGGAGTCGGCGCCTGTTCCTGGTCCTCTTTCTTTTTCCTGATCGGGTTTTTTGACATGTTCCGGCCGGGGTAGGCTGTTGAAACTAACCTCTTGGCCCTGGATTCGTCTGATTGGAGAATGCGGACACAGAATTTGTCCACTGTGTTATTTATGGCCTGTTTTGTTTTATCTTTGGCTTTATCTATGGCCTGTTTGATTTTGGGGTGCATTGATACTCCTTTTACATATAATGATTAATGATTATTTTATACATCGTAATATCTGGAACATTGAAAGAATCCCTGTCTATGCGAAATTTTGAACATAGCCTGTTTAAGCGCTTTTTAAATTCTTTAGGATCAGCAATAAAAGGTTCCTTATTCTTATTCTTTTTCTTAAATAATAATTTTGAAAGTTCTATAATTTCTTTTTTGCTTTCTTCTTTTATTTTATCCTGTTCTAATTTACATATTTTCCAGGCCCTTCTTTTTGCTTCATCTAAAATTACTTCCCATTCCGAATAGTCCATTGCTTGCATTTCGTAATCATCTATTTTAAGTTCTTCTCGAAGTTCTTTAAGACACTCCTGAAACAATCTTGTTATTTCAGCGTTCCCAAGTTCCTTGCTCATGGCCTGTAGTTTTCTTTGGTATGTTTGTGCCTTTATTTCTTCTTCCAGCCGAAGTAGTTTTTCTAATTTCTTTTTCTCTCTTTTAGGAAGTTCAGAAAGATGCTTAATCCTTTCTATTGCAAGAGATTTAGAAAACTCAAGTATTGCTGAAATTTTAAAATTTCTTTCATTTTCTTTATCAGTCTCAAAACAAAAATCAGGTTCAGGAGTTTCAACTGGTTCAGGTATTTCAAGATGAAAGCCATAAACCGGATACCTCTTTTTTGTTAAGTCCGGCAATCGCTTTTCGTCCCGAAAAATGTTAGGCATACAACCATAAGATTTTTCATGGGACGTTATAAATTTGTAACAATCAATACGGGGATTCATTTCTAATCCGGCCAAATTGTATAACGTTTATGGACCAGGGAAATTGAATCCTTTTCGCAAACAAACTTAGGAATTAATTTACTTGAAGGGATTTTAAGGACAAAGCTGATCCTGTCTTTTTCGTTTAATGAAGTAATTGTTTCTTCGATTTTTTTGTTAACAGGTATTAACCATTGAACCTTGCTCCCTTTTGTGTACTGCAAAAAATCATAAGAATTACGGTCCGCATATTCTCTGAATCTTTGGCATACAGGACATTTCTGTTTTCCGCATAAAGACAAAAAGGGTTTTTTCCAAAGCTTTAGATCGTCCTTAATGACATATACGACTTCACAACATTGATTAACCATACTGTGTTTCCTTCATTAATTCCGGGGATTCCGCATTCCTGCCGAAGCTCCCCGGTAGCTCCCTGAGAGGTTGATCCAGATGGCAAATTAAATGAGCAAGAACGGGATAGGTAGGTTGCTAATCCTACTCGGCTTTTTCGATAGCCTAACGGTAAAAATTTGCGTGTCCGCTTTCCACGCCGCTATCCCGTATTACTGAGGGCCGGGCCTTTTTCGTCACCTGGACCGCATGTATTAAAGCGGTTTGCTTGCACCAGCTTCCCGGCCATATTCAAAAGAGCTTAAAGTAGGCCGGGTACTATCAGAAAAAGGAAAGCTCAAATAACCTTAATCTGTGTTCCCCGACCGGTCGAACTGAGCCGGGCATTTACATCAAAGCCTTTCGGCTACCCACCTCTACCACTCCAAATGTCCGGCTAAATTTACTGTAATCTTCCCCGCTTCCTTACCCTTCAAGCCTGCCAACGATCCGAAGACGGCCAGCAACGGGATATAGGACTTGCCGCACCCTGACTATTATAAGAGCCTCAGAAGGTTTCCCTTTTTACAACCGAATTACCGCCGCTACACTTCCGGGAGCCATTTCCCTTTCAATTAGGAATGCTGCCGTTTCTGGACTAAGCAAACAATTCAGTATAGAGAATGGAAAGAACAAAACTTTTTTAACCCGATCCCCCGTATCCAGGGGATTTCGCCGGAATCTCACCGGCTCGTCAGGGGTGTTACAAATGATTGAATCTCTACCTCATGCGGCCTCCTATAGAAAAAGGTGAATGGTTAAAAACTCATTTCTCAAACGCGGGACGGATTATAAGCAGGGGTGCCTATACAAGTCAAGCCAAAAATACGCACAGGTGCCGATTTATTTTATATCAGTTTATTGGCAAGGGTGCTTATTTTGGCTTGCATTTAATTTTTCGCTTTGATATCCTTCCGATCACGTCAACGGGGTAAATGGTTTGAACCTAAAACTACACATGCGGGGTAAGAGAAATGGAAAAGCCTAAAGCTAAAAGGGCCTCACGAAAACCAGAGGTAAACTTTAATGAGTTTTGGCCCGATCTCAAGGCTGAAGCATCTAAGCAGGGGCTAGGCGTTGTAGAATGGATGGAGAAATCATTTCCCAACCAGAGTACACCTTATAGAAGGCATAGCGAATTCAATAACGGTACGCGAGACATTTCCGCCTACTACTTTATTAATCTGTTGGGAGGTCTTAGTTTAATGCCGCAGGATTTCGAGAAAAGGACAGGAAAAAAATTTTCAGAAGACCAAAAGAAAGCGATTAATCGTGATTCAAAGATTCGTGCTAACCTGGATTTGTTCGGCCAGATTGTAGATGATCCGGACTTTTTGAATCACATTAAAAAACTCGCAAAGCATTGGAAGAAATCTTAAAGCGGCTCCCATAGGAAAACGGATTAGATATTAGTCCGTTTTTTTATGGGTCCGCATAAGCACGGGTGCCATATTATTTATGCTGATATCTTATGTATATACTTTATCGCAATATACAAACACTAATAAAAACGTGACCAGATATACAAAGCTTAACAATTATGTCAATAAAGACATAAGCAGTAAGGAAGTTCCATTTTTTTTACCCAATTATAAGCACAGGTGCATATTTGAGACAAGGGACAGGTGCATATTTGAGACAAGGGTTTGATTATAAAAAGTGGCTGAAATGTTTTCTTCTGGAACTGAGAATTGAAATGCGTATGAACAGGGAAGAATTCCAGAACTGGCTTAAATCTCCGCAGGGCCAGGCAGCATTACAAGCCCACAGCAACAATATAATAAGCGAGTACAACGGTAGGCCAGGCATTGATCCATCAAGCAACACATACGGCATTTTTATCAGAAGGGGGTAAGGGATGGTATTAGGCGAAAACTGTAAATTCTTCAATCCGACATTCAAAGACGATAAGCCCTGTCTTTCTTATGTTCCCAACGGCAACAATAAGGGCTATTGCAGCCGTCCCGAAATGTACCACTGTTTAGTATGCACTAAACCAATCACCCTTTCACATTCCAGCGTTCAAGATTATCTGACCTGCCACCGTCTTTTTTATTTGCGTAAGTTCTGCGGAATCCAGGTTAAAAAACCCATGCTTTCAGACGCCCTTAAGCGCGGGAAACTTTGGGACATTGTCATGCAGCACCATCACGGCGGGGAAGTGGACATTGCCGGGACAATCCAGGAACACGAAATTCCTCCGCGTGAAGTTGCGAAAGTCAAGGCTGTGTACCGTGCCTTTAAAACCCTAGACATTCAAACGGAGCCCGGCGCACAGTTACAGGCTGAGGTCAAAATTAACCTGCCTATTGTTTGTAGGTATTTAGACGTGCCGGTCAATTTAAACGTTAATGGATTCTATGACCGGCTATATTCAGATCATTTTGTCGAAACAAAACTGTCCGGGAGCCCGAATTACTACACGGACCTTTATTATATTCAATCGCAGAACGCGACCTATTTCCTGGCCGACCCGCACCTTGAATACTGCATCATGGAAGTGGTCAAGGTCCCGGATCTCAAAAGCACAAAATCATATAAAAACGAAAGCGTTGATGAATATGAGGAAAGGACCTACCAAGATATAATTTCCCGGCCCTCAGAATATTTCATCGGATGGGACCGGGAGAAACGCACATTCGGTAAAAAGTTCCACAGGTCCGAATTCAACTTAGATGAAGTCCGGGACCGTTATCAGTTCATCATTTATGAAATCCTTAACGCTGAATACGAACGTGCCAAAGGAAATGATTCGTTTTACCGCAATGATAAAAATTGCAGCAACGTCTTACCGAAAATTCCTTGCGACATGCTTCCGATATGCAGACACGGGAATCATGCGAGTGAAGAAAGGTATGAAATCAGGAGTGATAAAAACGGAAAGGGAGACGAGTGGTAAAAATGCAGGAGCCTGAAATCATCGTAATAGACGATAAGACAGTAGCGGTTGATAGCCTCAGTAAATGGCAGGAAAAAGTAACAGGGGAAGCTATCTCAAATTACAGAAAGCTCGGGGTGATCGAACGACCACGCCCGAAATACTACAAGCCCGGTGATCGCAGCTCTGCCGGGGATACAGTCACGGGCAGGAACGGCGCCGAATACTTAATCACCGAAACCGGGAGCCTGAAGCGTACCAATAAGAAACTCAGCAAAAAGGCCCTAAAGAAATTGAGAAAGAAATCATAATGGTAAGAAGCGGGGAAATAGAAATCTCAAGCACAACAATGCGATTCATGGACCTGATCGACAAAGTTTCGCCGGACAAGGTCTTGTCAATCATGTTCCTGGTTTTGATCTTGTTTCTAATCCAGGGATACATAGCATTTACAGTAAGGAGGATAATAAAAAATTGAAAGTAATAATCGAACGTGAAGCGGGATACCATGAAGCTGTCAGGGGTTTGTCACTTTCCTATGGCATAACATTTTCCCGTGCTATCGAAGTTGCGGAAAGGCTCTGTTTCAAAGATTGCGGGGAAAATAAATTCCTGGAATCAATAAGCGTATGGCTTTACGTCCAGGCTCCGCGCTTCTGGTGGCAGGAAGCGGACACGTACAGGGTAGGAGCAACGAAGCAATCTGAATCCACCATGCACACGATACACAAGAGGGCGTTGGTTCAGGGCGATTTTGAACATCCGATCCATCAACCATACCTGGAATACCTGAATGTGAGAATAGATGAATTCAAAGCAGGAATCATTACCATAGATCAACTGAAAAACGATATCCCTGAAGGCTTCCTACAGGGCCGAATGTGGAAAGTCAATTACAAAACGATTCGCAATATGCTGATCCAGCGCACAACACACCGGCTTCCGCAATGGCGGCAATTCTGTAACCACTTACGGAACAATCTTGAACACCCGGAGCTTTTACCGATCCCACGACAGGAGAATAAACAATGAAAATAATGACCGCACAGGAATTAATGAACCGTGAAATCACCGGCGATCTAATTCTTTTATACTCGGATGCAGGAGAGGGAAAATCTGTTACCTCAATTCAGACCTGCCCATTACCTGCAATGTACATAATGACTGAGCCGCGAGACACAAAGAAATTCCTTATAGCGGCACGGCGACAAGAGGCTTTCACTAAAGTTGATTTTGCCTATTACGGAGCTTTCCTTGACGCTATGAATTTCCTGGAAACATACGATTTCAGTAAATACGCTACTATTATCGTGGATAGCTTTACGCACCTTATGATTCTACTCCTGGCCGAAATTACCGGGGACGCCTATGAAACCCGGTTAGAGGACCCGAAGAAAAAAGATGATGCTATTGCAAAAGCTCTGACTATGCAGGTCAAATCATCCCCCGAAGATTACGGCGCGTTGTCCGGTCAAATGTCACGTTTTACAAATTCAATAGCAAGGTTCTCACAGCGCGGAAAAACCGTCATATGCCTTGCCCGGCTGGAATCTAATCCGAAATGGGACCGGACACTGTCAGCTGCACCGTCCCTTAAGGGTAAGGATTTCTCAAAAGATATGCCAGGATACTTTGATTTCATTGGTCTGGTTAAGCCGCACTATGAGAAAGGAGTAAAGATATACCCGCCGCTTGTGTCTTTTGAATCAGATGGCTCGTTTATAGCGAAGTGGACCGGTATCTATCCGGAAGGGGGCGTTACAAACAGGATATTGAATATCGAGAAGATTTTGCAGGTAGCCCACGGGGAAAGATAAAATTAATAACTGAAAGGAGAAAGGAGAATAAAATTATGAAAGAGCTACGCCCGGTTGACCTGAATTTCATTTGCAGCCGGATACCAAAAGATATCAGGAAGGCGCTCAAAGACAGTCCTGGTAGTCTAATACTTGGAGGGGGATTTATACGCGCAACATTGGCAGGGGAAAGGGTAACGGATATAGACCTGTTCGGACCAACAATAGATTTGGTAAATGTTGTTGCCTTGAATCTGTGTGCCGAACGCAGGGGAAAGGTTCACAGGTCCGACAATGCTATAACAGTCCTGGCCCCGCCGCGAATCCCGGTCCAGTTCATTACCCGCTGGACCTTTAACGATCCGTTCACCCTTATCAATTCATTCGATTTCACAATCTGCCAGGCCGCTGTATGGATAGACCATGATGGAGAGTTATATAAATTTCATTCCGTAGTGTCCGATGATTTTTACCAGGACCTTGCAGCGCGCCGATTGGTTTATACATTCCCGGAAAGAGTAGAGGACGCCGGGGGCTCATTTCTGCGGGTAATCAAGTTCGTTAAGAAGGGGTACAACGTTCAACCCCCTTCACTGGCAGGAGTTACAGCAAGACTGGCCGGCGCCGTCAACGGCTTTGATAATATGAGCGAAAAAGGAAGGGCGGTTATTATTTCCGGCCTCTTGCGCAACGTGGACCCGCTTACCGTAGTGGACGGCGTTGACTTTGTGGATGAACACGAAATTTTCACACAGGAAGGGGGGAAGGCAGTTGAAAATAATCAATCTGAAAGCTGAAAACTTTAAACGGTTATCCGCCATAGACATTACTCCCACAGGGGACGTAATCCAGATAACCGGGAAAAATAAACAAGGGAAATCCTCTATTCTGGAAACTATTGACGCCCTGTTTGAAGGTAGCGGCGCCATGCCCGAAAAGCCGGTCAAGATCGGAGAGAGCAAGGGCAAGCTTCACATGGCAATCGGGGAAGGGCCGGACAGGATTGAATACCTGGTAAGCAAAACCTTCAGCACAAAAAACCCGAAAGGCACCCTTACTATTGAATCGGTTGACGGCGGAAAAAACTCTAGCCCTCAAAAAATCTCAAGCCCCCAAACGCTTCTGGATCAGATTATAGGCAAGCTGTCTTTTGATCCCCTGGCATTCATTAACAAGGATAATAAAGAGCAACGGGATATCGTTTTAGGGCTCATGGGCGTAGATATCGACGGCATTGACAAAGAAATAAAACGCCTGAAGGATGAACGGCAGATCAAGGGCCGGGATGTAAAGAAAGCTGAAGGTCATTATAACTCCCTTCCTGCCATAGTACCGGGCGCGCCTGATAAAGAGGTATCCGCGGCCGAACTGACCGATAAGCTCACAAAGGCCATAGCGCACAACCAGGAAATGACGGACGCACAGGCCGCACTCGACACCTTGAAAGCCGCGGGTACGGCCCGGCTGGAATCCATCAAAACAAAGGAAGCTGAGATAGAACAGAAAAGGGCGGAAATCGCGGCCCTTGAGGAAGGGAACAAGTTGATCCAGGCAGAGGTTGACAATATCAGGGCTGAATGGCGGAAAAAGCGCGACGCACTGGACCTGAAGGAAGCAATCGAAATCCAGCCGATCCAGGACGAAATAAGCAAGATAGATGAAACGAATAAAACCGTCCGGAACAATGCCGACAACAACAAAGCCGGGACCGATTTACAGACGCTACAAAAAGAGTATGACAATTTTACATTACAGATCCAGGCCAAAGAGAAGGAAAAAACAACGGCCCTGGAATCCTGTGAGATCCCGGTGCCTGGCCTTACTCTCGGGGAAGAAAAGCTTTTATATAACAATCTCCCCATATCTCAGTGTTCGGCAGCTGAAGCAATCACAATCGGGCTCACCATTGGCATGAAAATGAATCCGAAATTGCGGGTCCTGCGAATCAAAGACGCTTCCCTACTGGATGAAGACAGTCTTGCCGTTATCAGAAAACTCACGGCGGATCACGATTTTCAGATATGGCTTGAATGCGTGGATAGCTCGGGCAAGGTGGGATTCTACATTGAGGACGGCACGGTAAAGGCGGTTAATTAACATGGGCCGGATTTCATACAAAGACAGGGCCATACGTGCCGAAGATAAATTGAAAGATATCCAAATGCGATTTAAGGCGGTATCGTTTATCATCATAAGCATTAACTCACGGCAACTGAAGGACCGGCCCGGTGCTGTCCTGGACGAATACTTCAATCTGTGCAAAGCGATATCGGCCCTGCATAAATCAATCGGATAATATTTTTTTACCCTGCAATAAGCACGGGTGCATATATTAAATCGAAAGGAGGTACAGCTTGGAGAAAAACGGCAATGCCTTTGTGTTTGAGGACGTAAAGCTTATAGCATTCCTGGCAATGCGCGGCCATACAGTTAAACCTCAAGCGTCATGGCAAAAGGGGAGGGTGAAATTTGAAGTGACCGGGAATATCGAAAAGGACGTTGCAGCATATTACGCAAATGTCAGTGTCGGTATCCAAGATTACGTCAAACACCTGAAGGCAATCAACAACCAAATTTACACTTTAAACATCATCAATCAATCAAAGGAGGCAGTACAGTAATATGAAGTCAAAAGGATATGCAGGACAGGGCAAAGATTCAGCTGATTGGGGATTCACCCCGCCGTCAGACGGCTGGCACATGATCGAGTTCCAGGAGGGTATTGCCTACTTGGAAAAAGACGGCAAGGTGCTTGAGGACAAAAAGGGCAAAAAGCTCATTGCGTTCCCGGCAGTAATCAAAGAGGACGGCACAGACGACGATGGAAAAAAAGTTTCCGTTATCGTCGCGGAAGGTACGGACTTCGGGGAACAGAAGGTTGCCGATATCCTGGTTGCAACCGAACTGTTTGAAAAGTTTGAACAGCATTTCCCCGGCGACGTGTCCGTTTTCGATTCGGCCCCGTGGAGCAAAATAGTTACATCCGTCCCCGGCAAATTCGCCAAGATCAAAATTGAAGCCAGCAAAGACGGCAAGTTTGCAAATATCGTCGGCCTCACCAATGTAAAAACAAAGGTGGAGGAAAAGCCGAAGGAATCCGGCAAGGGCGCTGCAAAAGAGGAAAAGAAGGCGCCGGCAAATCAGGATTGGTAAACCCAGCCCGGTAATAATTTTTTAATTTAACCCCGCTTACCCACAGGCGCCCGTTTCCCCCTTCGGCCCTGGCTCGGTCCGTTCCGGCCCGGCCTACGGGGGTCACGCGCCTAGTGGATAAGCTGAATCACACACACATACACAGAAAGGATAGAATTTATGTCGAGTAAAAAGAAAACGAACGCGGCCCCGGTAAAACCGGACAATGTTTCAACAACAATGAAGCCCGGCCCTGTGCAGACCGGTATTAACATTACTTTTGCAGACGACGGAACAATCAAGACGTTCGACGTTTGCCAGCTGCGCGAGCAGGAAACGAAAGAGGGGGAATAATATGGAACAGGAACAGTTTGAAAAGGTCCTGGAAAAGAGCGCCGAAGTTGTCAAAAACCAAATCCTGAATAACAAGGCCAGGATTTACAGGCGCTACACGGAACAGAAAGGGAAGGTCAAAATGTCGGTAGGTCTTACCCTTGTGGAAAATGCAGAGGGCAATATCGGCTTTGATGCGCCGTTTAAACTCAGCGCCGAAGACTATACGGCCAAAGCCGGGGGCGTCCTGGACCCTGACAACCTGGAATCCACGGAAGAAAAGTAAGGGAAGGGGGACGCATGCGGGTAAAGGGTAGGGATTACGCAGCACAGGAGTACAAGCTGAAGGGTTTTAATTTCCCGGATGGATTTGTTTTGATTTCAGACACACGGGAACAGCGGCCCCTCTTTACCCGCTTGCCTTCCGGCCTGGTAATAAAATCAATAGCCCTGAAAGACGGCGATTACAGCATTCAGGGCTTTGAGGATAAATTTGCAATCGAACGCAAAGGTATATCGGACCTGGTTTCATACTGCGCCTCTGAACGCACCCGGACAATTCAGAAGATGGAACGGTTTAAGGATTTCGATTTTGTGGGCCTGGTTATAGAGGCTCGGGAATCGGATCTACTCAAGCCTTTTGAATTCAGCAAGGTGAGCCCTGAAGCGATCCGGCAGACGTTGGTTAGTTTTGAAATCAGGTCCGGGGTCCATATCTATTACAGTTCGTCCAGGGAAAGCATAGGCAGGTGGGTCCTGGATCGGGCTATTAAATTTTATAATGTGAAACGTGAGGTATGAAAAATGAAGAAATGCGGACGTTGTAATTATCGCTGGTCTTGCCTGTGCGTGGATAAGATTACATGGAGACAGTTTCTTTTTATCCGGGAAATGTTTGAACGGGAAAAGTGGGAGGACTGAAGCATGGAATTAATAGACGCAAAAATAACTATCCTGGTCAGTGCCGATTATACAACCATCGAACTGATTGATTGGAGGGCCGGGATTACATTTGCAAGGGTAACGCTGACCCCGGAACAGTTAAGCTCGGCCCTTTCCCGCAGGTCACATACAGACTGCATAATTGAATTAATGGGCCTGAATAAGATCGGGAAAAAGCACATGTGCAAAACTTTTGAATTCCCGCTTCCTCCTGATTCTGAATACCACGATAAAGGCGTAGCAATAATAACGGCACAGAAGTTATGTCCGGAAGGATGGGAGCCTGATTTGAATTTCAGCTCACAGAATTCCTTTTTCTATAAGGATAAAGAGCTAAGGCAACCGTGGGCTCGGACAATAATTAGAAAATGGGAGTAGGTATAAATGTCCAAAGTAATCTGCAATCAATATAAAACCTGTAAAACCAAATGTGAACACGGGACCCCGCACAGAGATATCAAGGGCTGCGATCAGGTATTCATGGGCTGCATACCAACGGGGCAAAGTGTCAAATGCCGGACTGCGAACCAAGACGACTATACGGAAGACAGGGGGCGTAAATGAGAATTGACTACGTTGCTGGCTTTATGTTCACTCCCAAACGTAACAGGGTCCTCTTGATCGAGAAGGCGCGCCCGGCATGGCAAGCGGGAAAACTTAACGGGATTGGCGGCAAGGTTGAACAATGCGAGCCTCCACTGTGCGCCATGATCCGGGAGTTTAAAGAAGAAGTTGGAATAGAAACCAACTATCCGGATTGGCATTTTCTTTGCAGCTTATCACAGGCCCCGCGCTGGTCCGTTTCCTTCTATTGCTGTTTTTCCGATAAAGCATTTCATTATAAGCAACTGACAGATGAAAAGCCTCACCTTATCTTAGTTGAAAATCTTAATCTGCATGCGCGCCTTGATGGTAGCCCGATTCCGCCGCTGCCTAACCTGCGCTGGCTTATCCCCCTGGCCCTGGATGAAGGTGTTCAAAAGCCGCTGACCTTCCAAGATATAGGAACAGTTTAAATGCGCATAACTCCCGACACCGTTATAATGCCGTGGGGCGACCACAAGGGAAAGCGCCTTGAGGATATCCCGGAGCCCTACCTGATTTGGTTAGCGAAAGGGAAGGGGTACACAAAGGGAAAGCACAGTACAGAAATGGCCTTTAAGATCCCGGACAAGATTTTCAGGGAAGCCCGGCGAATATTGGAAATCAGGGGTTATAAGATCATCGGGGAACGGATTGAAAAGTAAGGCCGGTTTTTAAAATTGATGATAGCATAAATCCTTAAAGCTACGTTTGAAAGGATATTTTTTTTATGAAAGTCAAGGGGCGCAAGACTGCCGATTGGTCTAAATTTGTTTCATCCCTTACCGGCCCTAAATGGTACGAATTGTTAAATCTAAAAGAAGTGGCCCCGCACATGGGTCTTATGACCGATGTTAAAGGCCGGGCTCAGAGGGTTGAATTCTCGGCCCTGGAATCGGTTGTAGAGCTTGTCAATATGATCCGTGAGGCTAACCCTACCAAATTCAGAACAAATGCCCAGGTCCATCGTTGCGCGCATTATTGGGGCGTATATATCATGCGCGAGTTATTCCTTACCGACAAAATAGACCTGTCAAAAAATCCCTCAATCGCCGCACATGATACTATGGAAGGTGTTTTAAATGATGGAATGACGGCAGAAAAACTCAAAACTTTTGTTCAAAAAATCGCCGAAAACTATCATTCCGGGCTTATGACGCTCGATGAATGCAAAGAAAAGGTAAACGATCTTGGGGCAATGTTAGGAGATAAATTTCTTCCCATACTTGAGCAGCTTGTAGAAATGGAAATAGGAAACAAAGATGCCAGAGAGAAGATTTTAACCAGAATCAGGGTCCGAAAATACCGAGCAAAAAAGAGGCTTGAGGCAATAACGGGAGAGGTTCGTAACATTGAAGATTACCGGGCAAATTGATCCCAAAACCCCGAAATGTAACGGAAAAGCGTTACAAAACGTGTCGTTTTTGTAGGAATGTAACGGTGAGTTTAAGCGTTACCCGCCTACAAGAATGAAACGAAATGTAACGCCCCTACATTACAGCCGTAAACAGCATTGGATAAATTCAACATAATAACATAACGACCACATTAATGAAAACAGCAATTTACAACAGCCCTGTTACAAGCGTTACCCCTCACGTAGTAACGAATGTAACGATTTTTAAGGGTGTCCCTCAACACGTAACGGAACTACAAAAATGAGTAAGACCGTTACTAGTTCCCTATATGAAATTAATAGTTAATAATTAATAGTTAGAGAAAGAGCCCTGATGAACGTTCAAATTGAAGATATAACAGCCTTGTATTTCCCTGAAGGCGTAACGGATGTAACATTCCCTGAAGATGTAACAGAAGTAACGGAAAAAAAAGATAAGTCTGATCGGTTGACAGCTGTAGAGGCAAAGAATCAGTTTGCGAAATTCCAGCCCTATCCCTTCCGGGAACACCAGCTTGAAACAATAGATTTTATTTCAGACTGCGATAAAAAATTTGTAGTAGTGGAGGCACCAACAGGCTCAGGAAAAACTTTATTAGGAATGGTATCAGGCGCCATGCAGAAAAACCTAACCTACATGGTTCACTCAAAGGTGCTTCAGAATCAGGTTACGGCAGATTTCCCGGAAGCGCGCTCACTGTTCGGCAGGGCCAATTACCTATGTGTAAATGATCCCACGGGCAACAGGTCTTGCTCTGAATGTACCCATACAGAGAAATCCCCGTGCCTGGTCCGGAGCCGTTGCATTTACAACCTTGAGAAAAAAGCATGCCTGGCCTCTGACTACCGGATTCTAAACTATGATTATTTCCTCACAGAAGCAAACTATGTAGGCCAGTTCTCGGGCGTCCCTTTTCTGGTCATTGATGAAGCTGACAACCTGGAAAACTCTTTCATTAATTTTGTATCCCTGACCTTTACCCAATTTGCTATGGACAGATTAGGATTAGGGGGACCGGCCAGGAAGACCGCAGACAGCAAGTTAGGTATTGAGCCCTGGAAAGAATTTGTGCGCCTGGCTCAGTCCAAAGTCCTGACCCTGTTAGAAGAAATGAACCGGACAATCAACGGTTGGCGGCATATCCAGCATGAAAGCCAGGTCCAAACCCTGAAAACCCGGAACAGGATTGCAAGCGTCCTGCGCAAAATGGGAATCTTCCTGGACCACGTAGATCATACATGGGTTTACGACGATAGCCAGGAGGGGAAATATATATTCAGGCCATTATGGTTGAATGAGGACCTTGCGCATGAATTTCTATGGCAGCATGCGGATAAGATAGTTTTAATGTCTGCAACCTTCCTTCCCCCGGCGATCCTGGCTAAGACTTTGGGCATGCCTACGGAGGATATTGCCTTTACCCGTATTCCCTCAACCTTCCCGATTGAGCGCCGGCCGATCCGGATCAACCCGATTGCGAACCTGACAGCTAAGACGATGGAGGAAGAAACCCCGAAGCTGTTAAAAGAGATTAGAAATATCTTGGACCAGCATGAACATGAAAAGGGGCTCATACATTGCGTTTCGTATTCTCTCGGGCAAAAGATAATGAAATTAGTTAAAAACAAGCGGCTCCTGATCCACGACAACAGCAACCGGCAGGACGTGGTTGACAAGTTCATGCAGTCCAAAGATCCCCTTGTACTCATAAGTCCATCCCTGGAACGTGGTTTAAGCCTGGAAAACGACCTCTGCCGCTTTGTAATCGTTGCAAAGGCCCCTTTCCTGTACTTAGGGGACAAAATCACGTCACGGCGCGTTTACAGCGGAAAAACGGGGCAATTATGGTTTACTGCCAACATGCTTTTAACCGTTGTCCAAATGTCAGGCCGCGGAATGAGATCCAAAGACGATTACTGCGTGACGTATATCCTGGACGAACAATTCAAAAAGGCGTTGTTGACTAACCCCACGATAATCCCGGATTGGTGGAAAGACGGCATTTTTTTTAATTAAAATTAGGCATAGGTGCGTATATGAGAAAAGAAAAAGTACATTTTGCAATAAACGGCAACCGGATTGTAGCAGCCCGGAAAGAAAGGCATGAATTGAAAGAGCCCGTGGAGGATTTCCTGAAGGATAGTCCCGGCGCTGAAATTACTTATGATGAATTAGAGATAAATGTGGAAAGCTGAAATGAAATACTATGACCACTTAACAGGAAGGCAGGTTGAAAAGCCAAGCGATTTATTACCAAAGCCGATAAATAGCTTTTGTGAATGTGGGGAACAGCTTAGAAGCCCGTGTCCTGTATGCGGAGCGCCCGTTTGTTGCCCTAAGTGCTGCTATGAAGTATCGGCAGAAAAGAATTCTTATCGTTGAAGGATTCGGAATTTTTGCAATGAATCACCCGCCAGAATTAACCAGTCCTGAAATCCCTAGGACAACACATATCAACCGAAAAAGATGGTTTTCAGCATCCAGTAAATTATAGACAGGCTGAATATAACCCCCATTACACCCATAGGCCAGGTGAAGACTGCAATTATTTTCTTCATTTCTTTAAAATGGGGGGCTTATGGCTTCTCAAAAGCATTGGTCCATTTATCGAAGGTCTTTCGATCTAAAACTACATATTCACCTTGCTTTATTATTGCCGTTTGTCCGTCCCTGATAGCAGAAATGAAACTATGAAATATTCTAAATTCTTCTATGTCTTCATCCTTAATTCCTGAAATTTCCATTTCAATAAAAGCCATTATGCACCTCCGTAATGCAGGTTATAAGTTATATGTTTTTCTTTTGCAAAGAATAATCCGCCAAGGTTAGCCAGCCCTGAAATTTTCCCCGGAGATCCCGGCGCCGGTCAATAGCCGCGTGAGGGCCGGAGTCGGGGACCCGAAGGGGAATCCGGCGACGTAGGCCCGAAACGTGCGGCTGTTGGTCCGGCAAGGGGTTTTCAGGAAAATAAAACATACAAGAAAAATAGAATAATAAGAATTCCGAACGCTGCACCTATCAAACCGACAGACGTAGCAAAAATACCATACAACAACTGAAGTGGTTTTTTTGCTTCCAACGCCCTGTTTTCATATTCCGCCTGGTCCATATATTCCCCTTGTAACCCGGAGTTAAATTGAACGAATTATTACCATAGTCCCCTCTGGAATTGATATTAAAAGTTATGCAAAGAATTGTTAAGAAAAGTTAGCTTGCTTTCTTTTTCTCCTGGTCGTGATATTCATTCAGGACCTTCCAACGCACATAGGCGCTTACCCCGTAAGTGCTGCCGGTCCTGAAGCCATTGCGCGCAGCCATAGTTTCAAAGATTGCCTTTTCTTCGTCTGATACCCGAATAGGTATTGTAAGATCACGTGCCATAATTCCCCCTTTACCTTGTTTAGAGTAGATATGTTTATTTAGATTGTTTTTGCAATGATCCAGCCCGGAAGGCCGCACCTTTTACATTCCCCTTCATACTTCACTGTAATTTGTCTCATTATGGTTTATCCCTTTCACTTTTTATTTAATCCGCTATTCCTACCAGCTAAGATTTAAAATTTAACCGGCAGGGAAGGGGATTAAAACCGGCCTGGATCATAAGGCATAATGACTGCAATCTGATTTTCATTGCCGAATATGAACGGTTTGAAATAGTCTGCGCCTGCACTTTCAAATCTCAATCCACCTTCAAAGTAGGCGTCTTTCAAATAGTCCAGGTGAAACGCTTTTTCGGAATTAAGATAAATGTGCCGGACAAAAGAACTAAAGTTGTGATTGTTTGAATAAGAAGCGTCGAACGGTTTTATTCCGTTCACTGGCTGGTAACTCAGGATATTCCAGAAAGGAACATATTCTATTTCATCAGGCTGTTTTTCCAGGATGATTAACTTTACTGTATTAGACAGTGCTTTATAATTACCGTCCGGCAGTTCAGTCTCCATGCTTGCCATATGCAGCCTATGGCCGTCCGTAGCAACATGAATCCCGTTTTCAATATGCAGCATTGTTAAAACTTCATGCGGATCACCATTTTTAGCGGCCGCCCGGAGTACCCACCTAAGCGTTTCATACTGTTTTGTCTTGTCGCTATACTTACCGCCTTTTTCGATTACATATGTTTGATTCATTTGTTTTTCTCCTGTGATATATTTTTGCAATGAATTGACCCACCAGAATTAACCAGCTATGGACCTTTAGCAAATTCTAAATATCCGCATTATCTATTGCTGATTCCGCTAATTTGCCGAATCCCTTAGTTGCTACATTGAATTGTTGAAGGTGCTGTTTTAAATCATCCAGCTGTTCCCGTGCTATCTGTTCCAGGTAATCATGGCCCGAATCGCTCTCAATTCCCCATAGTCCGCCTGATTCCAGGATATCAAGCCGTCTATTCTCCTGGCCCGTGCTGTATGAAACGTTTGCGCATGCCCGGATTCCTATAAAGCTGAATTCTCCATCGTTAAGCTGTTCCATCCGTTTAAAATCCTGTTTCCCATATTCCTGATATTCTTTACTGCCGGGCTTTTCCCCTCCTGCGTATGGCTTAAAAAACCTGCACACACGGCCCTTAGAAGGCAATTCGTAATCATCCCCTAAGTTCTCCAGGTATTCCCCTTCACATCTTACTATTGCCCACGGGTCCGGACTGTCTGTGTATTCCCCTAAAAATGAGGTATCCGGCGAATCGTCGGCTACCAGCTTAATTTCAACGGATTCGAGTTTATTCTTTTTCATTCCTGTTCCCCTTCTATTTGATCCAGCCAAAAAGCCGAAATATACTCATTATGTATATTCAAATCAGCTGTTTCACTTAGCTGTACAGAACAACACAACACAATAGACGCAATCAGTAACACTATGGCCGTTTTCAATTTTCAGGTCCCCCTCTTAAATAAATCCATATTTCCGGTAGTAGCCTAAGCTAAAGCAAACGTCCTTAAACTGTTTAATCCTGTTATCTGGATTACAGACCATATGTCTTGTTCGCAGATTGCACAGTAATCTATCTATTGGAGCATAGTATTTAAGGGCCGTCCGTGTACTCCTGAGTCTTTCCCTTCTAAGCAGTTCGTTTTGACATTCCGTTTTCTCTTTCAGGTATTGGTACACTTTAGGATTATCAGGATTAGCCTGGATAGCTTCAAGGCAGTCCTTAAAAATAAATTCAAGCTGTGCGTCTGTTTTAAATTTTACGTTCATTTTAATTATTCCTTTACTTATGAACCATCCTATCAGCTGAAACCCACTTTTCCCCTGAGCCCATAACCGGGCGGACGTTCAAATCAATCCGATTAAAAACTACTCTGTAATCCAGCACAAAAACGGGAATCCGGAATCCTTCTATGTTTAATTCACCTGTTAGATTGCCGTCGTTATCGTGCTTTGTGATCCGGTCCAGGTAGGTTGAAATTTGCCCGTTTGTCATTGTTATGGTCCCCCTTTCATATCGCCCGGACTTAGGACCGGGCTTGTGCATTAATCCAGGGAACTTGATCCCCCTGGACCCTTCTGCAATTAGAAATCAACAATCTGTGAAAGTGCATCTATAGGATTGTTCCCCTTGTCCTGTGTGCTGTTGCCGTCGTTATCATCAATCGGACCGGGAGCATAAAAGACCTGTTTCGATTTGTCGGGCATGCCGCTTGCCGCCTGGTAAATGGTATCAAAGGCAACCTGTTTGAAAGTGTCCCCGGACCCGAACAGTGCCGACGTTGCCCGTGCCTGATTCATCCCCTCAATGCCGCCCCCTCTTGCAGTCCGGACCTTATCCGTGTACTCAGTAATTGCGTTGATGAGATTGTAGGCAGTCCCGCGGATTTCCGGAAAAGCGTTATTGTCGTTTGATTCGTACAGGTTCAGAATATCGGTTATATTGTTCTGCGTTTTTGTGTGCAGGTTCCCCTTTTCATCAGCGGGGAAAAGCTTTTTAAGGATATCTTCAAGGGCCGGGCGTGTAACAACTTTCTGTGAGAGTTCCCGGAATTTGTTCCTGATTTGATCGGCAGTCTTACGCCCGGAAGCAACCAGCTTTTTTGCAAGTTCCATCCTTTCAACGGCGTTCTTCGTGTGCTTGATTTTAATTTCCGCGTTTCCGCCATTTCTAAGTGCCTGGTTCAAGGTATTCTGGCAAACTACTCTTACATCCGTTAATTTGGAGACTGCCGCGAGTGATCCATCATGGGAAGTTTTGAAAAGTAAATAGGTCTGGTGAATGTCGCCGGGGACAACTTCAAAACCTGCACTTGGAAGGTAAGCCGAACAGAAAATCACTTCACCATTACCTAACGCCCCCGCGGTGTCATAGTGTGCTTCCTCATTGCCGATTAGGGCGTCTACAAATTCAAAAGCGTCTTGATTCTGTATGCTCTGGTATCTCTCCCCAACAGTCCCTAAAAAAGCATTGTCCATGTCCCGGAAGATCCCATAAGCGGGGACCGCTTCCCCCCGGTCATTGTAAAGGCTGCGTTTCTCAACTCTCCAATTCAGACCAGCAAGTTCAATAGCTTCTTTCCAGGTAGCAACCCCCTCAATCGTTTTTCCGAGAGCATGCCATGCGGGGATTCCCCTGCCTGTGAATACTGCGTCTTGTCCGCTGATGTTTGCGATATTGTGAGCCATGATGATTTTCCCCTTTCAGTGTGTTTCGTTTTTATTTTTTATATATACAATTTGCATACCACCATAAGCATGTGTGCCTATTTTATTATAAAAATCCTCCTGTATAACATGCCGTAATTACTACACATTACAAATAAATTCCGGGCGATATTTGCACGTGTGCGCCTGTATTTCCCTAATCCGGCAATAAATGTCGAACCTGTTGCCTAAAAAGTGTGCAATAGGTTGATAATTTGGTGGATAGAATCCGGGAATAAACATCAAATACAGCTACTTAGCTCAATATTTATAATCCGGCAATAATTGTCGAGCCAATTCGACGTTTTTGACGCACGGGTGCCTATTGCGCATAACCTAAACAGCTGATATTATCTATGTATCAGAAATAATGCAGGACCTAAAAACAAAGCATAGGTGCTTTATGATAGAACGAACATATCTCTTATACTTCAAGCGCTGCCGGGGGCGGGAAAAACTCCCGATCCGCTGGGGTTGCACGCTGGTGGAGAAAAAGTATCCAGTTGTTGACATACTGGATAATATTCACACAGTAAATGAAAACCGGATAGAATATATCCAAGACGGTGTAAAAATATCCGAGAAATCTATTAAACAGTTCAAGTTGATGGAAATGGGGGAAACGGCTGAAAACGCTTTAAGATTAACTAATTGTAAAAATGAAGTATCAAAAGGGGCGATTTATAACCTTGAACAGAGATATAAAAAATGGTCCTTGCAGCGCCCCGAAGTGGTTGAACTTGCTGGAAAACAGTTCAATCGAATACTAAAAGGGGGAAAGCGAACCATAAAGAAACAGAAGGTCACTAACACAGGGCAAGTGATTGATTATACAGAACAAATTGCCCCTTCGGATACTACCATATTGGCAGCTGTCTCTATGGTGTATGACCGTTATGAGCCCGTAGTTAATAAGAACGTCAATATAAACGTAAACTTAGCGCCTATTGATCTGAGTGAGTTTAGAAATGTGTGAGTATATCTGCTTAACGCAATTCTCCTACAGGTCCAGGGGTGGCAATGGCCGATATAAAGCCTACTCAAAGAGATTACAGGGTAAGACTGCACGTAAAATGAGTAAAAGCAAATATAATCAAGGTGTTAGAGCATGACCACTGACCGGCGTTTAGTTTACACTTTATCGCTTATAGGACGTTTGCATGCAAAGCATTAATCCAGACCTGGTTAATGAGAAAACAGCCCCCTATGGTATTGAATTCAACATCTCAACCGGCCACTCAACCCGCTATCCAGGTGCGCGATATTTTTTCAGAGTTCAACTTACCGTTACAGACGTTACAAAGCGAGGGAGAAACAATGAACCTAGATCCGAACAAGTTTAAAGGTGTGGAAATCAATCGTATGGTTACGGGTTTTAGCTATCCTGGTTGCCCGTTGAATCGGAATTGCTTCCATGTGGCGCTCGGGGGGCCGTTTGAGCCCTGTGAGTTTTTCAAATCTGAGGAAAATCAGCCAACGGCGGAATGTCTGAAGATGGGGGAGGATTTTGATGGCAGCAAAGAGCCCTGAAACCAGAAGGAAAGAAAATATTATCGTTCTCAATAATCGATCTACGCTGAATCTTCCGGTTGATCGGGTTTGTGATGCGGCTAAGGAGGTTTGCGAGAAGGTTTTAATCATCGGCGTTGATAAAGAGGGAAATTCTTATTACGCGGCCAATTTCGCGGATAAATACGAGACAAATTTCATGGTATCGCAGTTTTTACATAAGCTTATGAACGGCGATTTTGAAGAAAGGTAAAGCAATGATAGGGAAAAGTCCAGATCCGTTTGTTTCTCTGATGATTAAGGATTTGCAGGGTAGGGGATATGACCGCGGCCCGTATTTCTGTGTCATGCCTTGTGGTAAGAAGATTTGGTTTGACGAGCATGCCCGGTTTCACTCCACGACACAGGCGCCGTGCGTAAAATTGGCGTTTCCTGGCCGGTATCTCAAGAGCGCGTTGGTAATGACGCAGGGCGGATATAAGCGATCCCTGGCCCGTGCGATTAAAAGGGCGGATAGGCTGCAATGATTCGATTTGAGCAACACCCTGACATAGCCATGAACAAGGCGGAATTCGACCCGGCTGTTCACAAGGCCGTTTATATGCACGACTACAAGCGGATTTTCAGCCTGATCGCCAACAAGTACCGGCCTGAGCGCGAAATGTTCCGGTCCTTGGTCCTGGACGACCTGTTTTTCATTGTAATGTTCGTCATGGGAATAGAAAAGGCCAATCACCCGTTTGTGGTCCAGGCAGCGCAGGACCTACAGCTTGGACCGAAGACCGGGACCCTGGATATTTGGGCCAGGGAGCATTTTAAATCCACGACAATCACACAGGCCGAAACGCTCCAATACCATTTGAGGCTTCCTGAACATTGCACCGGGATATTCTCCTATGTCCGGCCCGTGGCAAAGGCGTTTCTCAGGTCCAATAAAATCCTGTGCGAACAAAACGAATGGTTGAAGTGGCTGTTTCAGGATATCTTATGGAACAAACCGGAATCAGAGGCCCCGAAATGGTCTGAAGACGATGGGCTGATATTCAAAAGACAGTCAGCCAGCCGGAAGGAATCCACTATTGAAGCCTGGGGCCTCATTGAAGGTATGCCGACCAGCCGGCACTTTGAGCGCCGGATTTATGACGATATAGAAACGGACGATATCCGGGACTCCCCTGATATGCTTACAAAGTGCTACAGCAAATTTGAAATGAGCGACAACTTGGGCGTTGACGGTGGAATCGAGCGAGTTACCGGCACCTTTTACAGCCATTTCGGGCCGCTGGTGAAGATCCGGGACAAAAAAGACGAACAGGGAAACCCGATGTATGTTACCCGGATCAAAGCGGCTACCCACGACGGAACCAAAGACGGAAAACCTGTTTTACTATCTCAGGAAAGGTTGAATAAACTGAAAATGTCACAGCACTTTAACAGTCAGCAATTATGCGATCCGACACCCTTATCAGATATCAAGCTTGACCCGACAATGCTCAAGCCCATAGAGCCGCAGTTCATCCCCCGCGACGTTTACAAGTTCATGGTGCTGGACCAGGCGGGGGGCGACGAAACGGACAAACAGAGCATAGATAAGTGGTCCTTTGCATGTATCGCCATAGAGCCCCTGATTGACGATATCGGTCAGTCGAACGTGTACCTCCTGGACGTGGAAGCCGATAAAATGAGCCACGGGGAAGGCATAGACGGCGTTACCCGTATGTACTTGCGTAACGGTATGATTATGCAAATGGGAGTTGAAAAGGTGGGACTCTCGACAACTGAAATCCATATAGCAAACGCCTTGAGGGCCAGGGGCCGCAGGCTATCACAGGAAGCCGGAAACCTGGTCCTGTTGCGGCCAGCGAACCGATCAAAGGAAAAACGGGTTGAATCAGCGCTGCAATGGCCCCTTGATAACGGCAAGATTCACTATTCCAGAGCGATCCCGAAGAAATACATAGACGGCATAATCGAAGAAATGATGAAATTTCCCTTCTTTCACGTCGATATCCTGGACATGATCGCTTACGCTTACGATATGTTCAAAGAGTATCGCTTTCAGCCGATCAGACAAGAGGACAATTCGGTAAACATCGGGCTCGCTTTCCAAAGGTAGGCTATTTTCTATTGACAGATCGGTAAAATTAGCGTTTATTTAATCAAACACAAGCACGGGTGCCTATGCTTCAAACGCTTTCAGACAAAATAGCCAAAGATCCGGATTATCCCGAACGCCGCTATACGATTGACCTGTACCAGCGCGTCCTGAAAGGTAAATTATACGATGTGCTGGACTATCCTTTCTGGATGGAACGGCTCGAAAACGCGGAATATATACCCTTGAAGGATCGGCGCCCCTCCGTCCGTTACAACCTGTGCCGGAAGGTTGCCGCGGATTCTGTAGGGCTCTTATTTTCAGCCGGTCACTTTCCGACGATCAACGTTGTTAAAGATCCTGAAACGATCAGGATCATGGCCGACCTGGTTAAAGAAACCAGGCTTAACGAGATCATGCTCGACGCCGGACTTAAGGGCTCCGTTGGCAGCGTCGCTATACTTTTTCAGGTAATCAAAGGCCGGATTTTCTTCAGGGTCATGGAAACTCATTTTCTAACTCCTGTATGGAGCAAGGATGCCCCCGACACGCTTGAATCCGTTTATGAACAGTACAAGACCACGGCAAAACAATTACGAACAGCTGGTTATGACATTCCAAAGGAAATCGGGGACGGAGAAAAATATTGGTTCAAACGGGAATGGACCGATGCAAAGGAAATCTATTATGCACCCCTTAAGTATTCTGATTGGAAGGACGGCAAATCTTTTGTGGAGGACCCTGACCGGACAACGGAGCATAATCTGAATTTCGTTCCTATTGAATGGATTAAAAACCTGCCGGGCGGCGACGATATAGACGGCGAATGTACCTTTTCCGAAGCAACCGGCGCGATAGACGATCAGATTGAAATTGAATACATGCTCTCCCAAGATGGTCGGGGGCTCAAGTATTCGTCCGATCCTACCGTACTTATCAAAAAACCCATGTTTGGGGACGGCGCGCAGGTCAAGGGGGCCGCGAATGCCATTGTAGTCCAGGAGGAAGGCGACGCGAAGCTTTTGGAAATCAGCGGGAAGGCATCTAAGGCAGTCATTGAATACGTCAAGACCCTGAGAGAATTTGCCCTTGAAGCAGTCCGCGGCAACAGATCCAACGCGGAGAAAATTAGCGTAGCTCAATCAGGCCGGGCAATGGAAATGATGAACCAAGACCTTATTTCCCTGGCCGACACACTGAAAGTTTCCTATGGTGAAGGGGCTTTGCTGAATCTCCTTAAAATGGTGGTCCAGGCTTCCAATATTTACAAGCTCAAAATCAAAGGGAGAGAGATTCAGCCGATTAAAAAGGACGTGCAACTTACTCTTGAATGGCCTGCCTGGTATGCTCCTACAGCTCAGGATCTTTTAACCAAAGCGCAAGCTGTTAATGAACTGACCGATAAAGGAAACCTTAGCCGTAAGACCGCCGTTCGCAGCATTGCCCCTGATTACGACATTGAGGACATTGACACCGAAATGAGCGAAATAGAGACGGACGTTGAATTTAAAAAAAAGCTGTCCGAAGCGACTAAGCCCAAAACTGAAAATAAGCCCAAAGAAAGAGAAAATACAAATGCGTAAAGCCGGAATTTTTTCAATCATCGTTTTTGTCCTGGTCTTGGCCGGGCTTATCAACTTCGCAATCGGGGGCCAGTTGGTCCGCGACGGTGTTAACGTACCCATCCAGGCATATGCGACGGACCCCAACAAATGCTTAGGGTATATTACGGCTGGTAAGGTTCTCAAAATCGGATATGGCGGGGATCACAACATAGCGGGTTATACAGCGATAACCTTTTTCCCCGTGACCAATGGAATTATAACTTATAACGCCGATGCAACAAACACAATGATTGAGCCTATATATGCCGGGAAAGCAAATGTGTTCTATATTTCCCCCTATGTGACAGAAATTGTGCCTTCAGTGGCGTGCTACGTGTCAGGAATGTGAAACCTGGCACTATTTTATATAATTACATTGTGGATAGATTCCACAGAAAAGGAGGGACTTGATGTCCTTTGCTACACTCGAAGATGCGGAAAAGGAAATAACGAAACTCAGGGACGAAAACGCGAAGGCCAGGATCAAAAACAATGAACTGGCAACCGAGAATGCGAATCTGAAAGCGGAGCGTGACCAGGCCGTGAAGGATAAAGACGAATCCAACAAGCAGGTAATCAAGCTCACGGATGATCTGAAGAAAATGGACACGGACAACAAGGCGGCAATCGAAACCATGAGCAAGGATCACAGTGGAAAACTGATCCTGGCCGAACTGAAAGCTGTTGCGGTAAAACAGGGTCTTGTTGACCCCGATATTTTAAAACTTGCCGACTTGTCGAAATTGAAATTCGATGATAAAGGTAATCTTGAGGGTGCCGATGATTTACTTAAGGCATTAAAGGAATCGAAGCCGTATGCGTTTGGAAAGCCTGTTGATTCCACAACGGGGCAGCACCAGACGCCGGGCAAAGACAAGGACGAAAAAAACGACGCAATGAAACTTTCGGCAACAGATTACAAGGCAGCATTAGCGGAGGCAATTAAAAAAGCAGGGGGATGATCCCCCTTTTGAAATAAACATTTCTCCGACAGTCTGGAACTGTCAGCCCATGAGCCGGGCGCTTCAGGGTTAATCGAGAATTTTTCTCAAACTCATTAACTTTACAAAGGAGCGAACATCATGGGTATTCAAGCATTTCCCGCGGCATTACAGCCGATCATTCAGCAGAATTTTCTTAACAGGCAGTTTCTTAGGGGCCTCGAATCTATCCTTGCATTCAGGCAGATTTGCGACCGGGAGGACTTCCCCAACAAAATCGGTGAAACCGTAACCAAGACCAGGGCAGGGCTCAAGGCCCCCATTGAAACCCCGATTACCGCGGCCAGCAATACCGGCCTGGATAACGGTCTTACTTCGTCCGGCTACAGCGTCGAACAGTACACTCTCGGGATTGGTCTGTACGGCGACACCATTGACCTGAATATGGTTACTCAGGGCGTCGGTATCGCGTCGCAGTTTGTCCAGAACGCTTATGTCAACGGTCGACAGGCCGCGCAGTCCCTTGACCGGCTTGCCCGAAAGACCCTTTATGCCGGGTATCTTGGCGGCAATACTCACGTAACCGCTACTCTCGCAGCGCCCGGAACGACCATTGCCGTCGATAACATTGTCGGTTTTCAGTACATCATAGACAATGGTGTTCCTACCGCCGTGAGTGCAACAAAGACAATGGCATGCCTTGTAAATGGTACTGCCTACACGTTGGTTGCGGCGACGGCGGATGTGACTAATGTATCTTCGCTGATAGCGCATGGCGGAATCTCCGGGACCCTTACTTTTTCGGCAAACGTTTCTGTTGCCAACGGCACTGTGTATAAAGAAGTCCGTTCAGGTGTCGCCCCTCTGATTGTTCGTACCGGTGCGGCGGGTGTTCGCAGGGCAACCAAAGAAGCCCTTGTGTCCAATTCCGACCTTTTGACAATGCGCTGGATTAACCGCGCCGTCGCATATCTCAGGGATAATAACGTTCCCGGTGTTGGGGAAAGCGGGGCCTATAACTGCTATCTGGATAACGATCATGTGCAGCAGCTTTACCAGGATTCCGAATTCCAGAACGCTTATCATGGGCAGTATAAGACAAAGGAATATGAAGATGCCAAGGTTGAGGCATTGCTTGGCGTCCGCTTTCTTCCCACGACTGAGGCGCCGCAGGAAACCAGAGCAAGTGACAGTATGGCGATCAAGCGCGCTATCGTGTGCGGTCAGGGTGCGATCATCGAGGGCGATTACAAAAATATCGCCCATTCCGATATTGCCGGGAATAATGCCCTTATCGAAATGATAAACGGCATTGCAATGGTCACACGCGAACCGCTGGACAGGTTGCAGCAGATTATAGCTCAGTCCTGGTACTGGATCGGTGGCTTTGCGCTTCCGTCCGATATGACCGCGAACACGACCATAATTCCCACGGGGACGAATTCGTATCTCCGCAGGGCCGTTATATTGGAATCCGCTTCGCAGCCGCTTTACCAGTAAAGAAGCAAGGAAAAGGAGCGCCATGAAAGCGGTAAATAAGAAAAGTCAGATTCTTGGTACGTCCGAACAGGACGTGGCGGGGCAGGGACCGGAAACCCCTTCTTCCGGCTCTGCCGATCCGCCGAAAGATCAGTTTCCTTCTATCGTCATGATCCAGCCTCACGGATTTTATGACGACAGCGGGGCTCTGAACTATTGGCGGCAGGGTCAGAAGGTAACTGACCAGGCGGAAATTGAACTACTTGTAAATCGCGGGGCCAATTTCCGGGAAGCAACCGCGGACGACAAAATATAGGGGCCGAAGAAATGAGCTTCACGGACCAGGAAAAAACAAACATACGGCGGCATTGTGGATATCCCGTGTATGGAAGCGGAAACTATTCAAACACAGGATACATTTATACACGTTGGTATCTAACACTTGAATCCCGAATGAATAATTTAGCCACCGCAGAAGAAACCCTGGTCCGTGAAACTTATTTAGTGAACTGTGCGACTCTTGAAGCCGCAATAGTCAGCGCAAGCGCAAACCTTGATACGAACAAAGCCGCGGTGTGGGAGCATAACAGAAACGAAGTGCAGGACAGGATCAATCTTTATAATCAGTACAGAATGAGTTTGTGTCAATTTTTGGGAATCCCGGCAGGACCGGGACTCCAGCAAAATCAAGGAATCAGTTTTATCGTATAATCGTATAATGGACGGCGCAACAGTACAGGATAAAATTTATGCAGGGTACGGCCAGGCCGCAACTCGAATCGGTGAAACGGCAAGTATTTACCGGCCTACCAATGCCTTGAGCCCGATAGGTACAGCAATTGGGACGATCCTGGCCGCTTTCGACCAGCGCGGCAGATTCGAGAACCCGAACAAATACGGTCAAAATATTTGGTATGGGCTCTTTGATGGTTGCGAAACGCAAGTAGGGGATTATTTGATTTGCGACGCCGGAACCTTTTTTATTGCAGCCCAACAGCACATTTTGCCTATCCTGTGCGTGTCCTGCAATCGGACTGTTTCAGTCTATGAGTTGTCTGGATCTGCCGACGTAGGGGCGCAGAGCTACAACGACGCAAAAGCCCTTACCGCTATAATGACAGGCTGGCCCTGTTCGATATTGCAAGGCACAAAGGGGGAAACAAACCCGGTACACCTGCCGGACGATGTAAAAATGCCCTGGTGGTCAATTTTACTTCCCCTCTTTACCGGCGTAACGATCCAGACCACGGACATAATTATAGACGATTTAGGAAGGCGCTATGCTGTCAGTTCCCCTGAATTGACTGATCTAGGGTGGAGAATTTCAGCCGGACTTGTAGGTGCGTAATGGCGGATATCGAGGACATACTTGATTATCTTTCGGACGAGATTGAAAGCGCCGTGTATCCGAATGGTACAACTGCGGCCAGTATCGCAGCTGCCGATATAAAGATATATCCGGGCTGGCCTATTCCGCGGGATCTCAACACAGCCCTGGCAGCGGGGAAAGTTCACGTTACTATTTTCCCGCGTCAGGACGAACGCAACGTTACCCGTTTTCCGAAAGAGTGGCAGGAATCTACGATAAACGACGCTACTCTAACCCTGACCGCTTCAGGTTCTACGGTAACAGTAAGTGGCACGGTCAGCGTCCCGCAAGCCTGCATGATTACCTTCAATGGTGAAACTCAGGCTTACCAGGTCCAGGGGACCGACACGTTGAGTGGCATCGCCGCAGCCCTGGCAGCACTTTTTACCGGGGCAACGTCCAGTGGCGCAGTTATCACTTTCCCGGACGTGTACGAGCTGGAAGCCGTTGTTATCGTCGCTGGGACTTCAGTAATGGAAACCAGGCGGCAGGAGCGTGATATCCAAATCACAATATGGGCACCCTCGCCGGCATTGAGGAAAACAGTAGCACAAGCCATTGATCAGGCCCTTTCGCTTATTCAACGGTTCACGCTTTCCGATGATTCCAGTTGCCGGTTGATTTACAGGGGGTCCCCAATGACAGATGATCTTGATAAGGCCCTGATCTATCGCAGGGATTTTATATATTCAGTAGAGTACCCGACCATTGTAACGGAAACGAATTACACTATTGGCCGGAACACCATAACCACAGAATTAAGCTCGATATAGGAGGCTTAAAATGAATTTTGACCTTGTTGTACTCAGTCCGTTTAGCAAGTATCAAAAAGGTGCCAGAATCACGGACGATAAGGAAATAGAGGAAATAATCAAAGCCAACATGGACCATAATACTATCCGCGTCGCAAAGGAGGGTTAAGCAATGGGAATTTTCCAGGAAGGTTCACTTAATACAACGGCTCTTATAGTGCCGGATTTATACATCCAGATCGTTCCCCCCAAAGTGACGCTTCTGAACGGTGTTTCAACCGATATCTTGGGCGTCGTGGGAATTGCAACGTGGGGGCCGAAGAATTCCCCGGTTACGATTGCAGACATGGCGCAATACTCCCGGACCTTCGGGCCTATCCAGACCAGCAAATACGATCTCGGGACCGCAATAGCAACAGCGATCCAGCAGGGGGCAAAGAATTTCCGTGCAGTTAGAGTTACGGACGGTACAGACGTGGCCGCTTCAATGGATATCAAAGACGGAGCTACTACCCCTGCTACCGGCGTTACCCTGACCAGCATATACACGGGCTCGTATGGGAACAAGATGCAAGCGGTTGTAGGGGCCGGCGCGAAATCCGGAACCATGCGCGTTTCAATAGCCATGCCGGGTGAGGTCCCTGAAGTGTTTGACAATATTGAGGGCTCGGGGGCTACCTTGTGGGCGGCTATTGTAACCGCGATCAATTATGGTCAGTCCGGGCTCCGCGGTCCTTCTCAGCTGGTGGTAGCAACCATCGGAACATCAACGGCGGCACCTGCGGAAGCAACTTACACGGCCACGGGCGGCACGGACGGCAACACCACAATAACCGGCTCTGTCCTGATCGGAACCGACACGACAACCAGGACCGGCATGTACGCGCTCAGAAACACCGGCGCAAGCGTCGCATTCCTGGCCGATTGTGACGATTCGACTTCCTATGCAACACAGGTCACGTTTGGCCTGGCTGAAGGCATTTACATGATCCTGGTAGGTACGGCAGGACAGGCGATCTCCGCAGCTATCACCGCTAAGGGCTCAAATGACAGTTATGCGTTTAAGTTCCTTATGGGCGATTGGGTCTACTGGAATGACACTGCGAACGGCCAGGTCCGGCTTGTGTCCCCGCAGGGTTTTGTAGCCGGGAGACTTGCAAACCTGTCCCCCGAACAGTCCAGTCTTAACAAGCAGATTTACGGCATTGTCGGGACGCAGAAATCCTATCTTAACCAGGTTTATTCAAATGCCGAACTTGCACAGCTGATAAACGCGGGGATTGATGTTATTGCGTCCCCTTCTCCGGGCGGAAAGTATTTTTCATGCAGGGTAGGCCATAACGGAAGTTCCAGCGCGGTAATCAACGGCGATAACTACACCCGCATGACGAACTATATCGCGGCAACCCTAAACGCCGGCATGGGGGTTTTCATCGGGCGCCTTCAGACTGTCAGCGAGAGACTTGAGGCAAAGAATACGCTCGTAACGTTCCTTGCCAATATGGAGCAAGAGGAAATGATTGGGGACGTGAACGGCGGGGCTGCTTATCAGGTGACTCTCAACAGCACAAACAACCCTTCAAGCCGCGTAGCATTGGGCTACCAGGTTGCCGATGTGAAAGTAAAGTATCTGTCCATCGTTGAAAAATTCATAATTAATGTTGAAGGTGGAACCAGCGTTGAAATAACTCGCGCTTCCACTGAATCAGCTTAACCATTACCCGGTAAAGGAGGATATACAAAATGCCCTTAAATGGATTTTCGGTAGGTCGTGACATAACCCTGAGTATCAACACAGATCAGGGCGTAAAAAGGTTTTCTCTTATAACCGGGTTTTCGTCCAAACCTCAGTCCACGGATCAGCGCTTAAAAGGCATAGACGGAATTACCCGGCACCTGGTTTTCCCGGAAGGCTGGCAGGGAACTTTTAACCTTGAGCGCCAGGACAACACGCTTGACGATTATTGGGCGACCATAGAGGAAAATTACTACTCCGGACTGTCATTGGGGGAAGCCAGCATAACGGAAACAATAACCGAAGTTGATGGATCTATCAGCCAGTACCGATATCAGGGAGTTATATTCAAGCTCAATGATGCCGGCGACTGGAAGGGCGATAAATCCGTTTCGCAGTCCCTTGATTTTCTTGCTTCCCGCAGGATCAAGGTAAGCTAAATTTAACTCTAACAGGAAGGGGAACGTATGTCAGTAAAGGTATCAGAGAAATTGAAAGTAAATCAGCAGTTGCCGACCGAACAGGTATTGCAGAAGGCAGCTGAAACCATAGATATAACGGACTCGCGGGGGCGTATTATTAGCCTCCGCAAGCCCGGCGTTTTGGCTCAGTACAGGATAGTCGAAATGGTAGGCGGGGAAGCCGCAAGCAACAATGTCTATATGGGTATGGTAATGCCCGTTGCCTACGTGGTTGCCATTAACGGCGAAGACGCATTTTTCAACACAAAGGCAGAACTTGAAGCCTTGATTCAGCTACTTGATGAAGATGGAATATCGGCCGTAATGGAGGAAGTAACAAAAAGCTTCAGTCCTCCGAGTCCCGATAAAACCAAAAAAGAAATAAAAAAATAGGTAGAGCCCCTACGTTGCGGGAATGTTTGTGGCTCGTTAGAAATGGAATCCCGTTCGATATAGCTTTTTCCTTGTCCGACAATGAGCGCGCTGCTTACTGCATTATCTTCAGTGAAATGGAAGGTAGTGAATTTAATTGGCACACAATGAGTTTTAAAAAGGATTCATAGTGAACTTCAATTCTCTTGCCGAAATTGCCGACCATTTCGCTAAATCAGCTGCTACAACCGGAGCCGCGCTTCACGTTGGTCTGGAAAAGTGCGCCGTCATTGTCGAGAAAACAGCCGTAAAGCGGTTCGGCCATTATTTAAGAACAAAGTCAGCTGGACCGTTTCCACGTTGGGCCGAATTGTCCCCGATCACAAAGGGCATAAGGGTGCGCGCCGGATTCCCGGAAAATGAGCCCCTCTTGAGGACCGGCAAGCTAAGGGGATCAATCGAGCATAAAACAGAAGGGTTTGAGGCTGTAGTTGGTTCTAAGGACCCCGTTATGCTGGAACATGAATTAGGCATACCGGGCCGTCTTCCCCGGCGCGCCGTACTCGGCCCTTCTCTATGGGTAAATAAACCCAAAATTAAAAAGATCCTGCTTGCGGCTACCCTCTCCGGTATTGCAGGGGGAAAGCAGATTGACGCGAAATTCAACTATGACACGGAGCTTGATTAATGGCGTGGGAAGCGTATTCCGTTGCGGTCAAAATATCGCTGATTAACAACGTCAGTTCCGGCTTGTTGTTGCTGTCCAGGCACTTCAACACGGCCGATAAAGACGCAAAACAGCTTCAGAAAACCATAGACCGGATTAGAACTATCGGGCTTGCCGGCGCTGCTATTGCCGGGATCGGTTTTATGGGCCTCGGGATCTTCGCCAAAGCTCTGAAACCCGCTGAAGAATACGTCCATCAATTGAACATTATGAACATGGCCGGGCTCAAGCAAAAAGAGATTGCAGAGGCTACCGGGGCCGCGTGGGAAACAAGTTCTAAAATTATTACGACAACGGCAACCGAAAATCTGCGAACGCTTCTCGATTTACGAAATATTCTCGGGGATATTCATGAGGCACATGGCGCCTTGCCGGTAGTATCACGGGCTCAAGCTGTTTTCCAGGCTTCCACGTCAAAGGCCATAGCTTCAAATTCTCAGGAATTTTCTTATGGAATGGCGAAAGCTCTGGATATCATCGGCGCAGCTCAGAACAAACAACGTTTCGAGCATGAAGCGGAATTAATGTCGAAAGCGATCATTGCTACACAAGGCCGCGTTACCCCTATGGCAATGCAATCTGTTTTCCAGTACGGGCGGCAAGCAAAGTATGGCTGGAATGACGAATTTAAATACGAGATACTTCCTACTTTGATCCAGGAGTACGCGGCAGGGAAGGGTAGCGCCGGGGGCGGCTCCCGCGGAGTAGGTCCCATGCTGGCCGCTTTCTACCGAATGACTGTCCAGGGGTATATTAACAAAAAGGCCCTTCCGGAGCTTCAGTCACTTGGCCTTGTTGATGCCAATACAGCCCTCAAGACAACGACCAGCGGAACCACAGTAGGGGCAATGAAAAACTGGCAACTGGCAATGCAAAACCCCTTCCTATGGGTCCAGCAAATCCTTGTACCGGCTATAAAGAAGAAATACGGGGAAAACATTACCCCTGAGCAATTATTATTCCACATAAATCAGATCACGCGTGGAAATCAACTTGCGTCTGCATTGGCGGGTGAGTTTGCAATTAAGCCGATTAACTTTGAGCGCGATCAGCGAAATATTAGAAAAACAAAATCAACCGCTGAAGCTTACGAAGCAGCTATTAAAAACGATCCTCAGACCGCGCACCTGGCCCTAAAAGCTCAGTGGGACAATGCAAAGACTGGTCTTTTTATGTCCGCAGTCCCGTTGCTTGTTCCGATAATTGTCAAGGCTTCCGAATTTTTAAACAAGCTGGCTATAGTATTCAAAGAAAATCCGACGTTGACCAAAACTCTTGTTGTGATCGGGGGAATTATATTAGGGCTCACGACTTTAGGCGGCATGCTCTTAATCGTTAAATCCGGATTGGGCGCGCTCGGGCTTGTTGGGGGACTGAAAACCGTTATAGGCGTTTTGACCGGCACCGGGGGCCTTATCAATCTTTTAGGGAAGGGGCTCAACGGGGCTTGTATTATGGCGGCTGGTGGAATCGGCTATCTGATAGGAACCTTACTCAATTCCAGCATTAACGAATTCGTCAAATGGGTAAGCAACGGCAAGTACGATTCTCCCGGCGCCTGGTTTTATGATTTTATGCACGACCCCAAAAAACCGGGCGGCTCGAACGTATGGGACGATATGTATGAAAAAGACCGGATCAACACAGTAGCCCCCGGATCTAAAACGGCCCAGCATTCTCACAATGCAATTCTCCAAGTGGACGGAAGGACTTTAGGCCAGGTTACATTAAAGGAAATCACAAAAGAGGGCTCAAGGCCGATAAACAGCATAAGTGATTTCGATTGGAGCATGAACGCAGTACCGCAAGGATATTCAGGTAAATAACATGGGCGATAAAATATATCCTGACTTGGTTTTAAAACTCGGGGACTTTGAATTCCAGGACTATGAAATCCCGGAAGAAATTTCAGTTGGCGGGGAACAACACCTTTCCGTGCATGATCTGATCGGCGGAAAACGTATTGTCAATACGCTCGGGAAAAAGGACCATCCTATAACCTGGCACGGGCTCTTGTATGGGAGCCTGGCTGAACAAAGGGCGAAATATCTTGAATACCTCAGAAACCAGGGGAAACCTTTAAGCCTGTCCTGGTCCCCGACGTTTTCCTATACCGTCGTAATCCAGGAATTCAATTTTAAGTTTCAGCGGTTCTACAAGATCCCGTATTCGATAACCCTGATTGTTGTGGACGACCTTTCCAATCCCGTTGTTGAGGTCCCGACAAAAAACGTTTATCAGGTCATGGATGAAGACGTAAACACAGCTTCAGACGCAGCCGACAGCCTGACCGAAACAACCGAAGTGCCGGCCAGTTCTATTCAGACCGCAATAGCTAACGTTAAAACCGCTATCGCAGCTGTTCGGAAGTACCAGGCGACGGTAAAGGAAATCAAAAACAAGATCCAGGACGCGCAGAAGATTGTTAATACCGCCATTGCTTCTGTAAACAACACCATCCAGGACATTACCACTTTGGGCGGTATATTCCCGAATAATTCAGTATCCGTGAATGCTAATAAAATGTCTGCACAGGTAGCCCGGTTTAACAACTCCGTCCAGCTGAACAATGTTCATTACCAGCTTGAGAAGACGAACAAAAACACAAACTATATTTCAACCCCGACGCCGACAGTCCGGCAGATCACCGTCATAAACGCCGATCTGTACCAGGTAGCCCAGCAGCAATACGGGGACGCAACGCTCTGGACCGTCATAGCAAAGGCAAACGGCTTAACTGATCCGAAAGTTACCGGCCAAAAGACTTTGATAATTCCGCCTAAACCTTCCGCGTCTGAATCGACAGGGGGCGTACTTGCAGCTTAACACTGATCCTATATCCTGCGTTACTCAGCCCCGCAGCATTGTGAAGATAAACGATTTACGGGTTGATTTTATTGAATGGGAAATCAATAACAACGGATTCTACCAGGCCGACACTTTCCTTTGCACCATGCCCCTGAAGCAGTCCGGCCCGATTGATCTTACATGGTGGGCGCAGGTTACATACATCATAATCGAAATATACGCCGGGTATCCGAATAATCCGGCCAGCTTCAGCGAGTCCGATCTTGATTTGCTGATAAAAGCAGAAATAGATGATCTTACTATTGACCCTACCCGCAGCACAGTGAAGCTCTCGGGCCGGGATTACACAGCCCTATTGATTGACACCAAAACAAGTAAAAAGTGGCTGAATCAAACGTCTTCCCAAATTGCCACGTTCTTAGCTGACAGTCACGACCTGACTCCCGTAGTGACCAAGACCAGCACAAAGGTAGGCCGGTACTATGAGCTTGAGCACGCGAAAATAACCACGTTCCGATCTGAATGGAATCTATTGTCCTACTTGGCTTCCCTGGAAAACTTCAACGTGTATGTCAAGGGGGACGAACTGCACTTTGAGCCGAAATCGGACGGCGCAGATTACTATCTCCTGAAATGGGACGATGTATCGAACGCCTACCCGACTTTCACGGGCTCACACTTTCATTTTTCCAGGAATATGAACCTTTCCAAAGACAGCATTGTGTACGTTCACTCCTGGAACCAGAAGCACAAAAAGGGATTCACCAAAATTGCCAGGGCCAGCCATAAACGAGATCCGGTCCTGAAGCGCGCCAACACCCCTTTAGGCTCTCCGCAGTCCTATTATTTTTGCCTTCCAAACCTTACCCCGGATCAAGCCCAACAGGAAGCATACGCCCGGCTACGTGCGATTTCGGCACATGAAATGAAGCTCTTTGCAACCCTGCCGGCCGATAACATCTTGACCCCCCGGACAGTAATTAGGCTTGAGGGGACCGGGCTGTACGATCAGGACTATTACGCCGATTCAATAATCCGATATTTCTCGGCAAGCATGGGCTATAAGATGGAAATCACGGCCAAAAACCACAATACAGATAGCGTAATTATATAACCATTTAAGTCCGACGAGGTCCTAGGCGGCCCATTCTCGCCGTTGCCGTTTTTTTTAAGATATTATTCAGAACAAGGAATGTTTACTTGGATACTTTGTTTTTCCCTTGACTTTGATATTATTCATACTTTATAAAGCAAATCGATTAATTAATCGATCATAACATCGACTAATTAATCGAGTAATAAGTCTATTGTAAGCACTTATGATGGATCGATTTATTTAATAATTTTTAAAGGAGCATTCCAAATGTCAAATACTATGCTCCAAACCTCAATCAAATCTCTTCTGGAAAAAGAGGCTTTCCTTACCCATTCCGATATTGCTAAAAAATTGAATAGGGACAAAGCCAAAATCTCTGGTTATCTTGATGCAATGGTTGATTATGGAGAGATTGAGATTAAGAGGGCTGGAAATTCCAAGCTTTATTACTTGAATAAAAAAAGAGGTCAAAATGACTAAATCCAAGGACACAGAAGTAGATGCATACATTTTTATTAGAGAAAATCTTAAGTCGCTTGGATGGGATACTAGAAATCCTGCAAGAAATCCACACGGTGAAGTTTATACACAAAACGAATGTTTCCATCATCCGGAAATTAAGAAAAGATTAGGGAGTTTAAAACCGGAGAATATTGTCAAACTCTCTGAAAAATTTTTCTGGATCATTGAAGCTAAAAGAAGCCATGGCCAGCTTGACCAGGCTCTTTCTGAAGCTAAGGATTATGCAAATCTTGTGAACAAGAGCGATAATATTAAGGCAGTTATTATTTCAGGAGTTGTCGGAAATCAGACAGATGGATATTTGATAAAGAGCAGATTTCTAAAAAATGGCAAATTTGTACACATAACTATCAATGGCAAAGAGATTTCAAGTCTAATATCGAAAGAAGTAAGCAGACATTTATTAGAAACAAATAATCCCTCCATTGAAGATGTTCCCATCGATGAAAAGTTATTTCTAAACAAAGCCGAAAAAATCAATCAAATACTTCATCTCGGGGCAATAAATAAAAATTATCGTGCCAGGGTGATGGCTGCTTTATTGCTGGCGTTGATCGACGAAGTTCCTCCGAATATCGATGCACCACCATCTGTACTGATTGATGAAATTAATAGCAGGGCAAAAAGGGTATTAAAAAAAGAAGATAAAGGAGAATTTTATAACTTTATAAATATATCGCTTCCTCCCACAGAAGATAATCATGTTAAGTTTAAGAAGGCTCTTGTTGCAACTATCCAGGAATTAAATAACCTTAATATTCGTTCTGCTATGAATTCTGGTACGGATGTTTTAGGCAAATTCTATGAAGTCTTTCTTAAATATGGTAATGGTGCAAAAGAGATAGGCATAGTATTAACCCCACGCCATATTACAAAATGGGCCGTTGAAGTATTAAGCGTAAATAAATCTGATTTTCTTTACGATCCTACATGCGGTACAGGAGGATTCTTAGTTGCCGCTTTTGACCATATAAAAAAATCTTCCACAGAAAAGCAAATCAACGAATTCAAAAATTATCATCTCTTTGGTATTGAACAAGAGCCTGAAGTTGTCGCTCTTGCCATTGTAAATATGATTTTTCGCGGTGATGGTAAAAACAATATAATTGAAGGCAATTGTTTTCAAAAAAGCCTAGTTAAGACGACGAGAGCCAACACCGTAACCGCAAAATATGTTACAGAAACAGGAGAGAGGATAGTCACTAAGGTTTTAATGAATCCTCCCTTTGCATTGAAATCCAGTGATGAAAAAGAATATAGATTTGTTCAACATGCTTTGGAGCAGATGGATAATGGTGGTTTACTTTTTAGCGTTTTACCCGTTTCAGTTATGTTTGAAGCGGGAGAAGAACGACAGTGGCGCAATAATAAGTTATTAAAAGAAAACACATTATTGTCAGTTGTCACTTTCCCGCCTGAACTGTTTTACCCCATAGGCGTGCATTCGATAGGAGTATTTATTAAGAAAGGCGTCCCGCATAGTAAAAAGCAAAATGTGTTATGGGCAAGGATAATGCACGATGGCTTTGTTAAAATTAAGGGTAAAAGACTTCCTAATAAAAAAGAGCCTAATGAATTCAATATTATTATGCCAAATATAAGGGCATTTATCGAAAATAATAAATTTTCGTTCAGTCCCATTCCACAGTTTTATAAACTAAGCCCGATAGATTTTTCAGATCCGTTATTAGAACTCGTTCCAGAAGCTTACTTGGATAGTGCACCAATTTCTGAAGAGCAACTACGAGATGGGATTGAAGCTTTGGTCCGTGAAAATGCTGCCTTTATAATTCGTTATAAGAAAGAGAAAAATTCAATATGAAAGTCTCTGATATTTTCAATATTCATATAGCGAAATCGCATGCATTTAATAAATATGAAAAAGGCGATGCTGCTTTTGTAACAAACGGGTTTAAAGATAATGGAATACAGGGATTTGTCAAACCAATTCAGGGGGACAGGATTTTCAGATTCAAAGGTATATGCATTTCTGCATTTTGCGAAGCCTCTATACAGATCCCGCCATTCTTGGGGAGAGGTAATGGAGGAAGTGGGATCGTTGTATTAGAGCCCAAAGATAAAATGGCCGATGAACAGTTATTCTCTTATGCCTCTTATTTTAATAAATTTGTCAAATGGCGTTTTTCTTATGGGCGTATGGTTACAAAGGATCGAATTACAAAATTAGAATTGCCTAATATTTATCAAAAAATTCAGCCTCCTCAAATAAATGATTATATTCCTCAAAGAAGCCTAACAAGTAAGAGCTATCACGTGAAATATTTCCGAAATGTCCTACTTAAATCAATTTTCACCTTGAAATCAGGAGATTATCATAATGCTGGTAGTCTCCCGGATGGTAGTATCCCGCTTGTTTCTTGTGGAGATAACAATAATGGTGTTATGAAATTAGTAAAGGTTCCTGAAAGTAAAATTTACATAAATGCCTTAACAATTGCTTATAATGGCCAGCCTCTTACTACGAAATATCATCCATACAAATTTGCTGCAAAAGATGATGTTGCTGTATGCATCCCAAATATGAATTTTCGAGCGAGTACCTTAATATTTTTTCAATTTATACTTAATTCAGAGAGATGGCGTTTCTCCTTTGGCAGGAAATGCTTTCGAGAAAAACTGATGCAAATGACAATAAATCTTCCCGTCAAAAAATCGGGCGAGATCGATGAGGATATAATAGATAAAATTGTGAGAAACACTTCATACTGGAATTTCTTGGAAAGCTCATACACAAAAGGTATAGTTTTAAATGCAGATGTGATCGATTAGGCTTTCCAGGCTTTCTATTGGGTCAGGTCAGGGTCAGCCTCGCCGGAAATACAGACAGGACAAGGGGGGGGTATGGGTTCGACTCTATAAGGGGGATTTATAACACACCTTAAATCTCGCGTCCTAGGCGATCCTTGCGCGTCCTTCTTGCATTGGAAATGCAGAAGACAAAGCTTTTTGGAGCTGTTACCCAACTGTCCATATTTCATATAAGGCAAGATTCAATTCTTGAGCACGGTTTTCAGCCTCTTTTTTAGAGTCTTTGGGAATAACGATTACAAAACTCTTTGAGTTCAAACTGGCGGACGCTGAAAATAACTTCCATTGATCTTCTGTGTGAGAGTGAGAAATTGAATCGGCAGTTTCAATTTCAAAAATGAATGATTCATCGCCACGAACTGACGTTATATCTGGAATATGTCCATCCTTTTGTCCTTTCCAATGAAGCATTTCGGGCTGGTTGTAATTCGGTATATCTGCATTTACGTTTGAGTGCCCATTTTCCTTTATATACTTTATGACTGCAATAACCATACCATCGTGGTCAGGTTGACTTTTTCTTTTTGTCACGATGTTACCCTCGCTTTTTTCTTCTGTTATACGGGGATTGATTTGTAGGTTTAAGAGAAATTCCTTGTTTTGATGCTTGAGTACGAATGGCATCCTCAGTTCTACCGAGTTTGAGGCCCATCACTCTGGTAGGGGTATTCTTCTTGGCGAGTACTTTCAACTGTGAAATATCGGAGCGGGTCCAGGGCTTTCCAGAATTACGATTAGATTTAGTCATAATATTTGCCTCCTTTTTTTAATCTTGAATCATATAATCTTCCTTAAACTTGAATTTAATGAAGTAATACAACCAGATTAGTTGTGTAAAAGCAAACACAATATTTCCTAATCTGCTTAAAAAAGACAAGGAATGAGATTAAAAAAATAGAAATAAAGCATACGGGTCACTCCCGAGGACGTGGGAGCAACCCGCTGCGGAGGTACGTGGCTGAGTAGGGGCCTCGTGGAAAAGGCTTTAATCGGATAAAGTAACTGCCCACGAAAGCGTGTTCCTGCCGTAAGGAGGGTCAATGTAATTTCTTTTTTTAAATACCCCGAGCTAGATCAATTAACCTGATAAAATATTCAGGATCTCGCCTGGCTGTCTCGATCTGTTGGGGCGCCGTCTGCGATTCAAAAGCGGCCGCGAACTCGTCAACCAGGTCCCCATACTCTGAAAGACTAGCCTCTCTAACTCCCGGATTCGGATCTGCCAACCCCTCGCATACCATTAAAACATGATCTCGAAGGCGTTCTAATTCGTACTTGTTCATTTTAACTCCCGTACAGATTCAATAATATATCAATTTATATAGAGGAGATCTCATGAATTTAATATATGCACCCGTGCTTATTTATGGTATATCAGCCTTATGAACAGGCTTTTAAATATCATAAAGCTGCATTCTGAATTAGGGCGCTCCGGTGAAGTCAATTCCAAGATTGGGCTCGTTGACAGCGTTGACCCGGTAAACTATTGCGCGAAAGTCCTTTTAGAGCCTGAAGAATACCTTACCGGCTGGATTCCCATAGGGGCTGAATGGGTAGGGAACGGTTGGGGCCTGGTCTGTCCCCCGACGCCGGGCGACATGGTTCTAATCGAGTTTGTGGAAGGGAATATAGAGGCCGGGATAATCACAAAACGCCTTTACAGCAATGAGGACCGGCCTGTTTCTGCCGGAGCCGGTGAAATTTACATAGTCCATCAATCCGGCAGCGCGATCAAATTGACCAGTGACGGCAAGCTTCTCCTGGTTTCTACAACCGAAATCGACGCCGGGGACGTTGCCGGGACCCTGTTGGCCCTGGTCACATCGGCATTTATGGACATTTACAATAACCACGGCCACGGCCAGGACGGACTACCTACCCTGAAAATGACAACTGCGCATTTAACAACGATCCTGAGGGCTAACTAATGGGCGATCTAAACCATTTTTGGAGTTCAGATATTGAAGTATCCGGCTCCGGGGACGCTTCCTTTGTGGATGGATCGACGGAATCCCAACAGCTTATTATCAGGGATATCTGCACCAATCCCGGTGATTACATTTGGCACCCTGAATATGGTTGTGGCGCCGGGGCCTACGTTGGCGAAACCGCGAACAAACTGAAAGAGCTAAAGGCAAAAATTTTGTTCCGGCTGGCTGCTTACCCTGAAATTTTGCGTAGTCCGGTCCCGGAAGTGACCATATCCCCGGACGATACAAAAATAAATATCAAGATCAAATACCAGGAAGCCGAAAGCCAAAAATGGGCAATCCTTAATTTTGACGTGGGCAACTAAATGAATACTCTGAGCATGACAGATTTAATCCGGAACCAGGTCACAGCCATTCAAGCCAAATGTGACAAGATCCTGGATTTCGCAATCGGTAAGGTTATGCGCGCCATTGTGGAAAGCAATTCTTCAGTGGCCGTTTGGCTTGAATCCCTGGTTCTTCAAGTCCTGGCAACAACCCGCGCCTCTACAAGCTCGGGTGACGATCTTGACAGTTGGGTTGAAGATTTCGGCGTTACCCGTACCGCGGCAGTTGCGGCCACGGGCTCGGTAACGTTCTCCCGTTTCACTTCAACCCTGGCCGCAACTATCCCGGTAGGAACACAGGTCCAGACTGAAGACGGCGACCAGGTTTTTTCCGTGATCGCCGACACGTCCAACGCTTATTACGATTCCACAACTGAAGCCTACATAGTCCCGGCCGGCACTTCAGCTGTTACCGTTTTAGTCCAGGCCGATGAAGCAGGGGCAGACGGTAATGTACTCTCTAATACAATCACGTCAATGGTTTCCGCGATTTCAGCCATTGACACAGTTACGAACGCCTACGCTTTCACAAACGGCATTGATGAAGAATCCGACGACAATTTGAGGACCCGGTTTGTCGAATACATTTTATCCCTGGCCCGTGGAACTGAGGACGCTATTGGGTTTGCGATTACCTCAGTTCAATCAGGGCTCACATACACCATAACCGAAAACGAAACATACGCCGGGGTTACAGATTACGGCTATTTTTATGTAGTAGTGGACGACGGAACCGGGACCCCTTCAGCTACATTACTCGCGTCGATATCTAACGCCATTGACAGCTACCGGGCCTTGACTATTCGGTTCGGAGTATTCGCGCCCGTGGTCAACGATGTAACAATTGCCCTTACTACCGAAATTGCAACAGGATATACGGCCGCTACGGAAAAGGCTTTAGTCCAGGCTGCAATAGATTCATATGTAAATTCCCTTGCGCTTGGGGCAACCCTTTACCTTAGCCGCTTAACACAAATCGCCCTGGATGCAAGCGACGGCATTGTAAATATTTCCGGCCTCACAGTGGACGGCGCCACGGCGGACATAGTTGCCGGGGCAAAGCAGATAATTAAATCATCCTCAATTACGGTGAACTAATGGCAACCGGCGACCAGGAAGACATTTTAGCCAGGCTAAAAAGTGCAATTCCCTTTTCATGGTTCGGGGATGAATCCCCCGTTATAGACGGTATCCTGTCCGGATTTGCCTATATCGGCAGCTTAATTTATTCCCTGATTGAAGATGCGAAACTCCAAACCCGGATCAGCACGGCAACAGGGGGTTTTTTGGATCTTGTCGCCGGGGATTTCTTCGGGGCCTGGCTTACCCGAAACCCGAATGAATCAGATTACAACTTCAGGACCAGGATACTTTTAAACCTTACCCGTGAACGCACAACCAGGGCTGCGCTCATAACCATGCTTGAGGACCTTACCGGCCGGACCCCGATAGTAATTGAACCTGGCCGGGCGGCAGACAACGGCGCATACGGTTATATCTCCGGGTACGGTTCAGCCGGTTATTACGGGTCCCTGTCTTTACCGTGTCAATGTTTCGTTATCGCTTACCGGCCAAATGATAAGGGCGCGCCCTTGGTTGCCGGGTATGGTTATTCAATGGCAGGGTACGGCGTTGCCTCATACAGTGAATATGCAGACCTGGAAACACTTACCGAAAACGTTGTTGACGATCAAATCTATGAAGCAATCAATGATGTAAAGCCTGTTGGTTCAACAGTATGGACAAGAATTTCTGATTAAGGAGTTTCGGTATGACGCTTGATCCTTCAATGCTGGTTGCAATTATTGTCGCACTTGGAAATCTCGGAGCCCTGGCAGTACTGGCTAAAAAATATGCCACAACCATTGACGAGCATGCAAAAGTTATCCCGGTAATGGTCCAGACCCTTTCCGATATAAACAAAGACATTGCCGAACGAAACAACGATATTAACGAACTTTACAGGGACAGGAACAGTCACGATAAAAGAATTACAAAAATTGAGCAAACCCACAGGATTAAAGGGTGCGATCAACCCATACTAAAGGAGTCAAGACATGAATCGTAAAATAATCTACCCCGGACAGATCCCGCTTGAAACCGATCTTTTAGGAGCACAGAAAAATTCCTATCTCGGGCTGGCTAAACTGGCAGAGGCCATAATCGGCAAAGACAGCACAAAGGTTTCCGGGCTCACTTGCGGCCCTACAACCCCGGCCAGTATGCAGGTATCTGTAAGTGCCGGTCAGATTTTCGCTTTAGAACTTTTGGACAGCACGGCATATAGCAGCATTGCGGCCGACGCTGTAAATTACATACTCAAACAGGGAATAGCCCTTGATGCAACCCTGCTTAATTGTCCTGCGCCTGGCACCGTGGGGTACAGTATTAACTATCTTGTCCAGGCAGCTTTTGAGACTGAGGATTCCGACGACGTTGTATTACCCTATTACAATTCGGCTAATCCTTCCGTGAGCTATTCGGGACCGGCTGGCAGCGGGACCGCACAGAGTACGACCAGGGAAGATAATTGCGTTGTAACCGTGAAAGCCGGGACCGCGGCAACAACTGGATCGCAGGTAACACCCGCGCCCGATACCGACAATCATGGTTTGTGGGTTGTCACAGTGGCCTATGGCCAGACAACAATTACGGCAACCGATATCACCAGATACAGCGCAGCTCCGGCCTTGATTCCTATGTGCGCCGGCAACCTGATTTTCTTTGCTTCGGCTACCGGGGCAAGCAACGCCTATTCCGTTACGCTTTCGTCCTCAGTGGATCAGTTCATTACCGGAATGACTATTGCCTTTATCGCAAACCATACCAATACCGGCGCGGCGACGCTTAACGTGAACGGTCTTGGCGCAAAGAGTATCAAAACAAATGTATCAACGGCCATGTCTTCCGGGGATATCGCAAACGGCCAGGTTATCATGGTCACGTATGACGGAACCAACTTCCAGCTGAACCAATGGAAGATTTCCGCAGCCTCACAGTCGGAAATGGAAGCGGCCAGCGAAACGGCCAAATTTGTAACCCCGGCAGTAGCAAAACATCATCCCGGCGTTGCGAAAGCGTGGGTTAGTTTTAATGGTGTCGGAACAGTAGCAATAAACGCCTCACATAACATAAGCGGACTAACTGACGTTTCAACTGGAAGGTACTACGTTGATTTTACAACGGCGTTTTCATCGGCCTATTACGCCGTAGGTGCATGCGCTTATCATTCGGGGGCCGCTGGTCTTGTCCATGCTGACCCCAATAGCGCGCCTACTGCCTCAAGGTTCTACATTGCAACATATTCTTATGATACCAACATGCATGACTACACTAACGTAATGTTAACTTTTCACGGAGATCAATAGGAGGAAAATTTATGAAAAAAATAGTTTGGCAAATGGCTGATGGGTCAATCGCGGTTACAATCCCCCTTGCAACGCAACTTGAGGGGGAATCCGAAACGATTTACCTGGACCGGGTAGCCGCGGCCTGTAAGCCGGATGGAGCTACCTTGCTGGCCTATGTTGAAGCAAGCGAACTGCCTTTAGACCGCGATTATCGGGATGCCTGGAAATGGAATAGCGGCACAAGCGTTGTTGACCATGACCTGACCAAAGCCGCGGATATACATCTTGATCGGATCAGGACTGAACGTAATGCGAAACTTGCGGAACTGGATATTGCATACATGAAGGCCCTGGAAGCCGGGGACACGGTAACGCAAGCCTCTATCGCAGCCCAAAAGCAGACCTTGAGGGATATTCCGCAAACCCTGGCCCCGCAGTTAGCGGCCTGTACGACCATAGCGGAGATAAAAGCGATCACGGCCAAGGGATAAAAAAATTTATCGTCATATAAGCACGGGTGCCAATGAAACACTTTAAACCTTATGAACTTGTGGACCGGGCGACATACGAAAAGTTGGGCGATTACTGCCTTTCCCTGTTTGACCCGGAATTGCTGATAGCACTGGATGATCTAAGAGAATATTTCGGCTGCACAGTTACCGTCAATACCTGGCATTCCGGCAAGTCCTTCCAATGGCGCGGATACCGTACTCCTGCAAAAGCGCGGGAATTAGGAGCCCCGAACAGCCAGCACGTGAAGGGTAGGGCGATTGACTGTGACATTGAAGATTATACGGCTGAACGCGCCCGGCAGATCATTCTTAAAAACCAAAACCATGAACTATTGAAACGAATTATGCGGCTTGAAACAGGTGTTTCCTGGCTTCACTTCGACGTTAAGCCCGTGTCTGACCGCATACGCTTATTTGGGAAGAAAAAATGAAAGGCGACAAGATTTATTATCGTAAAGGCTACAAGTACCAACTGGCCCGGACCTACTCAATTCAGACGGACATATACGGTTACGACATTCACACTGAATTTATAGACCTGACCCCGGAAGGACTACTGACAATCAAACAGGGGTACGCATGGGACGGCGCCAGTGGTCCAACAAGAGATACTCCGTCTTCAATGCGCGGGTCCCTGATCCATGACGGCCTCTATCAGCTTATCCGTGAGGCACATTTACCAGCTTCATTACGAGAAAGGGCTGATCAGTATTTAAAAGAAATCTGTCTTGAAGATGAAATGCTCCCGGAGCGTGCAGAAGTTTGGTTCATTATGGTCCGGGAGTTCGCGGGTCCTGCCGCTGAATCGAAAAATGACAGAAAAATTATAGTTGCACCATAGAAACACAAAAACACACACAAATGGAGGATGCATGAAAAGATTCACAAAAAGATTTGCTGTTATCGCGTTACTTCTCGTTTTCTTAACCGGCTGTTCCACATTAGGGCTCAAGCTCAGTACCGATCAGGAAACCACGGCCATAACAACGGCGTCGATAATTGCCGGTGACGTACTCGCAAAGAAAAACCCGGACTTGGCCCGTACAGCCCTGCCTTACATTAAGACCCTTTCAGAAGCTGCAAAAAGCGGAGATCCGGCCACCTTTGTAAACGATCTGTTTCCGGCAGCGGTCAAGCAGATTAATAAACAAATTTCGGACCCGGTCATATCTGCCGCGGTAGTTGCAGCCCTGACAGCTGTCAAAGTTGAGCCCACAACCGGCAGTACCGCCAACACAGACGTTGCAGCCGCACTCGCAAAAATCAAGCTCGGGATGGATGGCTTTATCGCCGGTATGAACGCGGCTGGAATCAATTAAATCGAATAATCATAGGAGGAAATTGCAAATGAAAATATTCAAAGATTGGAAAACCACTGTTTCGGGAATCGGGGCCTTTGGCTCTCTGTGCGGGTCCGTAGCGGCTTATTCGGGCCAGCTCCCGGCATTGGCCCCCTACGCGCCTTATCTTCTCTTGGCGTCGTTTATATGCGGTTCGGTTAAGTCTTATTTCACAGCTGACAAACCCGCAGGGGACAAACCGGCCGAAACCGTAAACCAGGCTCCCGCGGCGCCGGCAGTAGCAAAATATATCCTGGTATTTCTGGTCGTCCTGGTCCTGTTCTCTCCCGCGATCAGTCAGGCAGATGCAACGGTCAGTTATATCTGTTCAACCCCGGCGACGGAAATATATGCGGGAGGGCCGTATAACAACATCTTCATAATAAACGAATCGTCCGCTGGCTGATATTGAGGCGAACGGGGAGGTTGTGGAGAGCATTGAACCGCTCCCCCTGGATGAAGACGGGGTTGCAGAAAGCGCGTAAACGTCTTTTTTCTGCATCCCCGAAATTGAACTTGCTTTGTCGGGTCTTTGTCAGTATCCCCGCAAGCTGCTTCCGGATTGTCTACAAACTGTCTACAAATTAAATGTTGCGTTAAAAATGTAATTGATTTATAAGTTTAGAGTTGACCCGGAGGGTTCGAGTCCTTCCAGGCGCACCAGGAAATGAGGATGTTCCGAGAGGATATCAGAAATTTTAACGGGGAGGGCAGGGCGCTCTCCTTTTAAGCTTGACAAAACGGCCGGCTTTAAATAAAAAGGCCACCTCTTTAAAAAACAAATTCGGGCCGCTAGCTCAGTCGGTAGAGCAGTTGACTCTTAATCAATTGGTCCGGAGTTCGAGTCTCCGGCGGCCCACCAATCATTCCGCGGGGTTAGCCTGTTTTCCCAATTCCTGGCTAGCCCCGTTTTCCATTTGTGTGTGAATTTGTGTGTGAATTTCATAAATTCGCATAGCCTCTCGTTCACACTCGTTAATGCTGTGCAGGTAAATTTCAGTTGTTTCCCTTTTCTCATGCCCTAAAATCCTCTGAATAGCACCAATATGTACTTTGGCGTTATCCAGCGCAGATGCACCGGCATGTCTCAAGGCATGGAATCCAAAAGCCTTAACCCCCGCCTTTGCGCAAAGAATATCCATAAGCTTGCCTCGATATTGAAAAGATCCTTCAACCATTTGCCTGTTCTTTGTACTCCAATACCGATGCCAGAAAACCCAAGGAAGGGACTTGTTCCTATTTTCGTACCTCCTCTGGAGTATCCTATATAGGCGATCAGTCATTGGTACTTTTCGTGGTGTCAAGTTACCACCTCGCTTTTTCCTAGTTTTTAGGATCACTGATTTGTCCCGAAAATCTACATCTTCCCAAGTAAGCCTATTTATTTCACTTACCCTTCCAAATGTCTCCTTAATGACGATAAGATAGTCTCTTGTATCGCCATCAGCAGCGAAAAGAACTTTTTGAATATCCTGTTCAGTCGGAACATACTTAACTTTCCTTTCGCTTGGAAGAAACTGGATATTTTCAGTCGGGTCACATGAAATCAATTTGCTCTTTTTCCCATAATTGAAAAGAGCCCTCATGAGTCTAAGATCGTAATTAGCCACTTCATGAGAGTATTTTGCTTTCTCCAATATAAAGGATTGGACCATTGGGGTTGTGATCTCCGAACATTTCAAATCTCCCCAATTTTCAACTAATTTTTTAAAAAGATTCTTGTTGGCTCTGAAATACATCTCTGTTTTATACTCAATTAACCAATCTAGTCTTTTATTTGCTAATTCCAAGAAGTCCATGTCTGTTGGCATCATCACAGTTGGCTTCGGATTTCTTATTTCCTCCTTTCGTTTTGCTTCTGCTTTTCGGGCATCCTTTTTTGTCTTCTCCCATTTTCCGTAATACCTTATCCCGTTCAGTTTGAAATCGTAACGCCACCCTTTCCGCTTCTTTGAGAAATAGACGCTCATATAGGTTCTCCTTATTTGGGAAAAAAAGAGAACCCCCGATCTTCGTAGCGCCCAATTCTTGCCAGTGTTTGTAAACCCAACAAAGGCTTTTCCCAAGATATTGAGCGACCTCCTTGATCGTCATCGTATCACATTGTCGAGGGCTGTCAATAAATAATTGATTCATTTGTGACCATAAGTATAGGATTTTATTAATAATTACATTATCCGATAATTGCTAAAAGTACGAAAATTCTGTAATCACTTTTATATTATTTTCTATCCCGTTTTGAGAATTCATATTATTGCCGCCATATACGGGTCTTTTCTGCTTTACCTATTTTCCTAGACTATGGAACTGCAAAAGTTCGAAGGGCATCGATTTCTCTGAGCCACAAATCCCGCTCATTCCCTTCAAAAGAGATGTTTTTTTTCTCCATTTGTTTTGTCTTGAATCCTAAATCCCTGCAAGCTTGAACACGGCGCTCACACGAAATGAGAGGGTAGTTGCCGTTTTCATCTTGTTGAACAAGAATCGGTTCAACTACCCCAATTTCATCGATTGATTGCCGTAATCTTATTAATGAATTTAAGTCCGTCTCAGAATTCCGTCTGGGGGATTGGACAACAATTTTGTCCAGGTCAATTTCTTGCAAAAGATCCATGATTATTTCTGGGCCTCCTTGAAATGATTGAAATATTTATTTGAGCTGGAGAAACAATATCGGAAGTAAAGGGGAAATTATATAGACGCGAAAGGGAAGGGCTTAAGTGTACTTTCTGACTATTCTGATCTGTTTTCAATAATTTTGATTATTTTAGATGCTTTGTTGTATGCGCGTCTTATTTTCTTCTCATTCTTCGCCGCCTCCGCATCATAGGAAGGATTTTTACCTTTTCCTAATAATTGTGTTGCAATTTCAGTATATTGATTCCCATGTTCTCTTAAATCGTAAACAGTCCAAATATCAACTTTATCCATCTTTGATTTATTTTCTGATTTAGAAACCCAGTCGTGAACTATTTTATCAAATTCCTCTCTCAGCCATTCTCTTGGATAGTCCCTTATGGGTCTCCCCATTGTCAAGACAGATAATGAGCTTGCTTAAGGTGCAATCATGAAAGAGCCTGCACGAGTTGAGGGTTAAATAGTTGACCGGAGTAGACCTCGCAGGGTGTCCGGTAT